TGACCAAGACATCAAGATTGGCCGCGTCCGTAACGCATTTAGCGTTTACATGGACCCAACCATCCAAGACCCATGCGGCTCAGACGCCGAATGGTGTTTTATCACCGAAGATATACTAAAGTCAGAATATGAGCGTTTGTTCCCTGACGCATCGCCAATTAGCACATTATATAGCCAAGGCGTTGGTGATCAGGGTATGTCATCGTGGCTGCAAGAAGACACGATCCGCATTGCAGAGTATTTTTACAACGTCTACGAGCCTGAAACGCTGCATCTGTATCCAAATAACCAGACTGCAAAAGCTAACTCGCCAGAAGACAAGCAGCTTAAAGAAATGTACGGCAAACCACTTCGCACACGCAAAGTAGACCGTAAAAAAGTCATGTGGATGAAGACCAATGGCTTTGACGTTCTTGACGAGCGCGAGTGGTCAGGCAAATACATCCCTGTCGTGCGCGTCATCGGCAACGAATTTGAAGTTGACGGTCAAATATACATTTCTGGGCTTGTGCGTAATGCCAAAGATGCCCAGCGTATGTATAACTATTGGACCAGCCAAGAGGCAGAAATGCTTGCTTTGGCCCCTAAAGCACCATTTATCGGTTACGGCGGCCAATTTGAAGGCTACGAGAACCAATGGAAGACCGCCAACACGACCAACTGGCCGTATTTGGAAGTCAACCCAGACGTTACAGACGGCTCTGGCGGCGTTCTACCGCTTCCGCAGCGCGCCCAGCCACCTTTACCCCAAACAGGTCTGATACAGGCTAAAATGGGCGCTGGCGAAGACATCAAGTCCACTACCGGCCAATACGACTCTTCTTTGGGTATGCAAGGCAACGAACGGTCTGCAAAAGCCATTACTGCACGCGAAAAGCAAGGCGATGTTGGCACGTATCACTATGTTGACAACCTTGCGCGGGCAATTCGCTATATCACACGCCAAATTGTCGATATGATCCCTAAAATCTACGACACGCAGCGCATTGCACGCATTATTGGTGCTGACGGCGAAGTCAGCATGGTCAAAATGGACCCGTCGCAGGAAGAACCTGTGCGCGAAGTGCGTGACGAAAACGGCGGTTTGATCGAAAAAATTTACAACCCCGGCGTAGGCACATACGACGTTATGGTTACAACTGGCCCCGGCTACATGACCAAGCGTCAAGAGGCTTTGGATGCCATGAGCCAGATTTTGCAGTCCAACCCGCAACTTTGGTCCGTTGCTGGCGATTTGTTTGTCAAGAACATGGATTGGCCCGGCGCGCAGGAAATGGCGAATCGGTTTAGAAAGATACTTGACCCTAAAGTGTTGGCTACAGACGAAGAATCGCCTGAAATGGTTGCGGCGCAGCAGCAAATGGAAGTTATGGCTGAAGAACTGAACCGTATGGTCGATATTATCGAAGGTGTTCAGGCTGACGTTGCAAAACGCGAAGTAGACATCAAGGAGTTTAAGGCACAGGTAGACGCTTACGATGCTGAGACAAAACGCATTAGCGCAATGCAAGCAGGGATGACAGAAGAGCAAATTCAGGATATTGTCATGGGTACGATTGCTGGCGCGCTAGATACCGGCGATTTAATTAGCGGATCACCAGAAATGCGTGAGCAACCTGAAATGATCGAAGAAATGCCTCAACAGCAACCAATGCAAGATATGGGCGGTATGCCTGAGATGCCCCCTGAAGGAATGATGTAATGACTGTAAGCCTCAAACACACCTTTCAGTCAGCCAAAACTGACAGCACCGACGTAACAATTATCCAGCCGTCCAACTGGAACCAAGAGCATGAATTAACGCTTGCCACTAACAAATTGCTGGGCCGCGCTACCGCTGGCACAGGCGCCGCTGAAGAACTTAGCGTCGGTACTGCATTGTCTGTATCAGGCGGCACATTAGCGGTTACTACAGTGCTTGCCGCTAACGGCGGCACGGGCTTAACATCCTCTGGTGCTTCAGGAAATGTGCTAACCAGCAACGGCACGACATGGACTTCTGCGGTCCCTCCGGGGGGCGCTTGGACGCAGATTGCAACAACAACAATAAGCAGTCCCGTAGCCAACGTCACGTTCAGTAGCATCCCACAGACCTATAACGACGTACTGCTTTTGTTTAATGGCGTAAGCCACACATCGGCGTTTAGTACGCAGTTGGCGGTATTATCTAGCAGCGACAACGGAACAACCATAAACAGCGCCTTTACCGTTTTTGTTGGGGAATCTACAGCGGCGTCTGCTTCTGTACATGGTGGTTTTTTGGTGACGGGGTATAAAAACCTTTATGGTGTTGTCTCTGCTGGGGCCGCTGATTTTGGCAGCGACTACGGTTTTGGTACTACAGCCAGTAGTGGAAGGTCTGTCCCGTTCCGTCTTGCAGCGGCACTTAACTGGCTTCGTGTCGAAAACTCAAACGCAGACAACCTCGACGCTGGAACAATCACGCTATTAGGGCGCTAACATATGACACACCAAATTATCATTGACTGTGAAACTGGCGAAGAAATCTTTGCAGAGTTTGCGCCTGCGCCGCCAACCAACGCCGATATTGCAGCACGTTGGACAGCTATCCGCATTCAGCGCAACAAACTTCTGGCCGATTGCGATTGGACACAACTTGCCGACGCGCCTGTAGACGCCGCTGCATGGACGCCCTACCGCCAAGCATTACGCGATGTAACAGCTCAACCTGATCCGTTTGCTATTGTCTGGCCTGAAAGTCCATCACTATGAAATGCGCTGACTTTGTAGGCACACTGTTTCTAGCGCGCGATGTGGCTCATTCAACGCACCTAAACACACGCAGCTTTGCCAAGCATTCCGCGTTAAACACTTTTTACGACGAAGTAATTGAATTAGCGGATAAATTTGCCGAAGCTTACCAAGGTAAATATGGACTAATCGGCCCTATTTCGCTTATGTCAGCTAAGAAAACTAACAACATTGTTGCGTTTCTTGAGGGTCAAGTAGACGAACTTGAAGAAATGCGGTATAAAGTAGTAGATAAGGATTGCACTCCAATCCAAAACATTATCGACGAAATTTTTGGGTTGTACTATTCAACCTTGTATAAACTCAAATTTTTGGCTTAGGGACGCTTAAATGGCTAACGCATTATATCAAAAGTGGAAGGAGCAGTTGCTCCAGTTCACGACGAACAACAACCTATCGGCAGGCACCGTTAAGGTGGCGTTGATTGACACGGGCGTGTATACTTACAACGCGGCGGATCAGTTTTATTCGGCTGCGTCCGCTGCCGCTGTAGGCACGCCCCAGACGATTGGCTCCAAGACCTTCACCAATGGGGTGTTCGACGGCGCAGATGTCACCTTCACGGCGGTAACTGGCAGTTCGGTTGAGGCGCTGATCATATACGTTGATACAGGTGTGTCCGCTACATCTCCGCTGGTGGCGTACATCGATACAAGCGTAACCGGCCTACCTGTAACACCAAATGGTGGTAACATTGATATTACGTGGAATGCCTCTGGTATCTTTGCGCTTTAAGAGGTTAATATGGCAAATATCGACTTTTTCTTTGAGACAAAATACGGCAAATACTCTGACGCAATTATCTTTCCAGATGATGAGCCTATGACAGAAGAGCAGATTGCCACTGAGAAGCAGCGCCGTCTTGATAACTGGATTGCGCTCATTGAAGCGCCGATAACGCCAGAAGAGCCAGCGCCAGAACCAGAGGCGTAAGCCGTGGCGGATAGATATTGGGTAGGCGGCACAGGAACGTGGAACACTACGTCCACAACAGTTTGGTCTGCTACATCGGGCGGAGCATCTGGCGCTTCTGTGCCTACCGCTGCCGATAGCGTTTTCTTTGACCAAGCGGGAACATTCACTATTACCCTGACGGGCGCTTTACTGTGCCTTGATATTACGGTTTCTGCCGGGACATATACGTTTACCAGCACTGGTACGATAGCTATCAGTGGCTCTATGTCGTTGCTGGCGGGGACTGTGTGGGACGCCACAGGCAACCTTACGTTTAACGCTACAACCACAGGTAAGACAGTCACAACAAATGGCGTGATTATGTCAGGGAATATAACATTCAACGGCGTTGGCGGTTCATGGACGCTCGGTAGCGCACTAACAACGACAGCATCACGCTCACTCACGCTAACCAGAGGAACGCTTAACCTAAGCACATTCACGCTGACAATAGGTGCGTTCAGTTCTAGCAACGCTAACACTCGCACTATTGCTTTTGGCACTGGAAACATTACGCTCTTGTCTAACGGTTCGCTTTGGACAACATCTACAACTGCGGGGCTATCAACCACAGGCACTCAAGTAGTCAATGTGTCGTACACTGGCGCAAGCGCAGTAACGATAACGTCTGGTTCGCTAAACGAAGCTAACAGCATCAGCTTTAATTACACGGCTGGCACGTACTCGCTGACGCTCTCATCAGGGACACAGCGCAACCTTAACTTCACAGGCTTTGCAGGAACAGTCAGTAACGCCGCGCAGTTCATTTACGGCAACCTCACACTGGCGGCAGCGGCTACCTACACGGGTGGCCTATCCTCTTGGACTTTTGCGGCTACATCCACTGGCAAGACAATCACTACTAATGGCAAGACAATGGACTTTCCCATTACGTTTGACGGCGTTGGAGGTTCATGGATACTGCAAGATGCGCTGACAATGGGGTCAACGCGAAGGCTATCACAGACTAACGGGACGCTTGACCTTAACGGTAAGACGCTGACTGTTGGCTCAGATTACAGAACCGCTACTGGAACCAAAAATCTGACGTTTAATGGCGGTACTTTGGTCTGCCCCGCGGCTTCGGCTATAGCATTCAACAACCTGCAACCCACTAATTTTACGACAACCGCTGGAACTGGCACCGGCACAATATCAATGGCATCAGGATCGTCTACAGCCAGAACATTCGTCGGCGGCGGTTCCACGTTCAACTGCACTTTAAATTTGAGTGGTAATGGAACTGGCACTACGATTACGGGCAACAATACCTTTAACGACATTACCAACTCATTCATTACATCAGCAATTAGTGTAAGTTTCGCTGATGGGTCTACTAACACATTTAATAACTTCAATCTAAAGGGTTTCTCTGGAAGCAATGTTGGAATTAATAGTGTAGCTACACACACGCTTTCAAAAGCATCAGGAACGGTGTCATCTAACTTTTTATCACTGACCAATTCCATCGCAACAGGCGGCGCAGCTTGGTACGCAGGGGCCAACAGTACAGACGACGGCGGCAACACGGGTTGGATTTTTGCAGCAGCACCCGACACAAACACTGGTAACTTTTTCAGCATTTTGTAGTAAGGGCAGACCATGAGCGTCCATTCAGTCTTAAATCATTTGGGCGATAACGTGAAGTATAGTGTGGCCAACTCTACCAGGGGCTTAAAATTTGACGATAAGGATAAAAGATGACTCTTGTTTCTGAAATCATTACTGACGCTTTTAGGCAGAGCAACCTTTTAGCCATTGGCTCTAGTCCCACCACTAACCAACAAACTGAAGCCTTGCGTTACGTCAACCGTATCGTAGTCTCAGTCTTAGGCAACGAGGCAGGGGAAAACCTAGAAGCATTTGCTTTAGGCGGCAACAACATTGAAGCTCCCTCGGGCTATCCTTGGTATGGCGAAGCACCTTTTGGTGATTGGTATTTGCCAATGAACAAACGGGTAATGCTAAACCTGACACAATCAGCAACGATTCCCCTGCACCCAATGCCTTCAGACGGTGCGCGGTTTGGTGTAGTAGATACGTCTACTAACCTAGCCACTAACACAGTAACAGTTATTGGTAACGGACGTACAATTGAAGGCGTCTCAAGTATAGTGCTTGACACAGACGGTCTAAAACGACAATGGTTCTACAGGCAGGACCTTGGCAACTGGATGCGGATTACAGACCTAATCCTTACGGATGAGTTTCCGTTTCCGTTAGAGTTCGACCAGATGTTTATCACCTTGTTGGCCATGTCAATAAACCCGGCATATGGCGCATCAATTGATGAGCAGCTTAGCATGTTGTATACACGAGCCCGCTCTCAGTTTCGTGCACGATACCACAACGCAATCCAAACTAACTCAGAACAAGGGTTACTTCGTCTCTCTGGTATCTTTGGCAATTCGCGCTTCTACGAACACAACTATTTGTCTGACCCTGAAACAATATTTGATAGAGGTTATCCGTGGTAAGCATCAGCTTTAACAAAAGAGATTATCGTCGTGGTGTAGCCAATCAGGCTAACCTGCCTCTTGAGAATCGGTACTACGAACAAAACCCCGTACTAACCGATGAGGGCACAGCTCTTCTTGCACGACCCGGTACTAGGAAGTTTCTTGAAAGCGGGCCCGGCCCAGTACGGGCAGTGTTTAGTGAGCCCGGAGTATTTGACGATGCGCTCTTTTTTGTAAGCGAAAACGAATTACACGAATTTAATAGTTCGACTAATGTCGATACAAATATTGGGACTATCACAGGCTTTGAAACACAGGCTGCTGTATCCTTTGCAGCAACGGGTAACATCGGAGAAGAAATTCCTGAACATCTGTTTATTGCAGATGGCGCTATTCTTTGGGTATACACAGAAAATGGCTTTGCTCGAGGAACTCTTACAGCTTCGGGTTTGATTGCTAATAACGATGTAATTCTTATTGATTCTGTATATTATCAATGGAAAAGTGGAAGTGTTGATGGAGGTACTCCTGCGGGTACGTTGGCAAGTCCTTGGCATGTACACTTGGGAGCTAGCAACGCAGAAGCTTTGACTAATATGTACAAAGCTATTAATGATAGTGGTATTCCTGGTACAGATTACAGTACACTTCTTACCATTCATCCTACTTGCACATCAACTTTTGCAGGCAGTAGCAGTCTTGTCGTACGGGCAAAAGCCGCGGGCATTGTCGGTAATGGTATTGTTACTACAGAAACAGGCGCTAATATTGCTTGGGGTTCAGGTACTCTGACGCTCGGCGGCACTCCTTCCTTCCTACAAATACCTACGCCTGATGACATTGGTGTTATTGACGTATTGCATATTGCTTCTTATGTTATTGTCATACCTGCTCAAAGCGAGGGAATTAACGGGCGTTTCTATTGGATTGAACCAGGAGAAACTTCTATTGATCCGCTGAACTATGCTACTGCTGAATCTGCGCCAGACTCTATATTACAGGTTATTGGATACGGAGATCAATTCTGGCTTTGTGGTTCTTCAACTACCGAAGTATGGTTTCCTAGCGGAGATCCTGCTGCGCCAATGCAACGTCTCAAAGGGGTTGCCTTTAGTCGCGGTATTTGGGAAGGAACTGCTGTACAAGTTAAGGACTCTTTGATTATCGTAGACAACGAAGGCGGAGTCTTTCAGGTATCGGGAGGAGTCAAACGTATATCTTCTCCAGATATTGAGGAGCGTATTCGTAAGGCTATTATGACGCAAGAATTGTTAACTTAATTTAAGGTGCTTATATAATGTCAATTTCTCACATGGACAACTTCTCAATCTACGGCACTACCACTTCTTTAATGCTTAATGGTATTTATGCGGAAGTTGGTGGTGAGTCAGGTCCGGGGTCAGCTCCAGCTCTGTCTGCCGACCCAGACGGTGTTTCAGGGGGGAAAGTTCTCAAAATGACCCTGACCACCGGCGCCCTTAACAACTACACCCGCGTTAGATATGCGTTGCAAGGCTCTCCTCAACCCGTTGTCGGCGTTGCTCAACGTGTGTGGCTTGAAAATTTACCGCCTGACGATGTTAGTCGAAAAGTCTGCCCTGTAAACTGGCGAGACGCTTCAAACAACCCGCTTTTTGCTATTACAATAAACCCAACAGGTCGTCTTGAAATTAGATCAGGCAACCACACTGGTACGGTTCTCGCTACAACCGCAGCCCCTGTTATTATTTCAAACGCCTGGCTCCACCTAGAATCAAGACTTACTATCGCAGGAGCAAGCGGAAACGTTCAAGTTCGCGTCGAAGGCGCCACTGTACTTGACGTTACCCTAAACACTGGCGCAGTCAATATTGCAGGCGTGTCAATCATTAACGACCCTGACGCTTCTTCCGCGGGTACTATTTACTATGTTAAAGACTATGTAATTTGGGATGGACTTGGTTCAACTAACAATAATTTTCTTGGCTCCGTAATTGTTACGTCGCTTTTGCCCGACTCTGATGTCGCCCTTAACTGGGCCCCAACAGGAGCGGCAAACGGCTATAGCATCTTAGACAATATCCCGCCGACTGATGCCGCTTTTATTACAGCAATTACTCCGCCTCCGGCTCCATATCAAGCAACACTAACTAACTTACCGCCAGACGTTACGTCAGTCAAGGCACTGATGACAATAGTGCGGGCAGCTAAGACAGACGGCGGAGATGGCAGCTTACAGATATCGGTTGTTAGTGGGGCCAGCACGGGTAACGGAACAAATAGGCCAATCACTGTAGCGCAAACCTACTGGAGAGATATCTTTGAGATTGATCCTGCAACCAGTGCCGCGTGGCTACCTACTGCAGTGGATGCGGCACAGCTTAAGATTAACCGAACACTCTAAGGAAATACTATGGGCGACATTAGAGCGACAGAAGGTGTTGGACTTGTCACAACTCTGACAACTTCACCAGCGCTAAAAACCCTACAGGCAATTACCTTAGCGGCATATAGCATCTCAGCCGAGGCTTTAAACACAGAGGGGGCATTAGTTAATGCGGCAATTCGTCAGAACTCTCAGATGAAAATACCACAAGCCAATGTCATGGTTCTTGTAAGATCACGAGCAGCTTCTCCTAAGGTCAAAGCCTGGACTTTTACGCTAGACGGTCACGACTTCTACGTCTTACGTCTAGGAGATACTTCTACTCTGGTGTACGATGTGTATTCAGAACAGTGGATGGATTGGTACTCTGCGGACAGCCCTAGACTACGCATTACCCAAGGCATTAACTGGCTAGGGGCAGGGGCTTACGCCGCAGGGTATGGTTCTAACATTGTAGCAGGAGACGACACCTACGGAGTTCTTTGGTTTTTAGATCCTAATGCAGTCTATGACGACGACCCTCGTCCAGATATCGACGCCCAGTTACCTTTCACGCGCAAGGCAATCGGCCAAGTATCTGTCCCTATGCGGCAAGCTATTCCTTGCTACGAAGTATATCTATCGGCAGATACAGGATACGCATCGGGTGACATAGTTCTGTACACCAGTGACGACAACGGTAATACATACAACGATCAGGGCACTATTACCGCAACCATAGACGACTATAATCAAGAGTTTGTTTGGAGAAGCCTTGGTCAAATTAGAGACCCTGGCAGGTTATTCTTAATTGAGGATACCGGCGCTCTCAAACGAATCAATAACTTTGATATGTCGCTAGGGTCTGAAGGATAAAATATGGTAGGAACATTCCAGCCTTTAATGAGTGACCAAAAGATTGTAGATGAGGCAGGCAGGCCCACTCAATACTTTATTCGTTTCATGCAAGAAAAGCAAAACGAAATAGGTGCTTCGATAGACGAGCCGCAAGCAACTGCCGCTGCAATAACTGAGATAGACGCGTTTGCTGCTGATAGAGATGTTATTGCAGGCGCAGGTCTTACTGGCGGCGGGGCATTGTCTTCAGACGTAACCCTTAACGTTGGAGCAGGTACAGGCATTAGTGTTGCGGCAGACAGTGTTGGTCTTGCGAACACTGCGGTCACTCCTGGTAGCTATACTAACACCAATTTAACTGTTGATGCTCAAGGACGTTTGACTGCCGCTAGTAACGGAAGCGGCGGTGGCGGGGGTTCTTCCTGGGCGCTTATTAATACTAATACTATTTCTACCCCAGTTGCAAACGTAGATTTTACAGGCCTAGGTGCATATAGCGACCTAATGGTTGTCACAAGGAGTGCGGTACTCAGCGTTGCAGGCACTATGTCAATGCGGGTAAGTGTAGATAACGGGGCTAGCTATTTTGCAGCCACTGGCGATTACACGGTTTTTCCCTCCTCAGGCGCGGAGACACTCGCTAACCTTATCGGGCTTACAGGCACAAACTCATCAGCGGCGAGGTCATCAATCGTTAGACTTTATGGTACGAGCCTTACCAGTCCTGTTAAAGTAATCCACCGCATTACTCGTGACGACACCTCAAGCGTTTTATTTTTAGGCAGCTCGTCCCCAATAAACGCAATTACATTGTTCCCGTCAGCCGGAGGAAACATCAGTTCCGGGACAATATATTTGTTTGCAAGGTAACCGAGTGACAGTAACTCGCACACACAACATCGACATTATTAACAAAGCTACTGAAGATTACAAGCACGAGCTAACAGGTTTTGTCCCTGACTTCTGGCTTTGTATTCCTACTAACGTAGCGTTAACTAATGAGTACGGCGACGTAGCCTTGTTCGAACGAAAAGCGGAACTAGCTGGTACAGTAATGGGCCATTACTTCTTTCACTCTCGTGGCAAGCAAGCGCGTACTACTGCAAAAGAAATGATACGTGAAATATTTACGGGACCTTATGATGTTACTTCCATCACAGGCCTTACGCCTATTGAAAAGAGGGGCGCTCTTTGGATGAACCGACAACTAGGTTTCAGCCATGAAGAAGAAGTATTTACAACAGCGGGGCCTTGTCGTTTCGTACTACTAACAAAACAAGAATGGGAATTGCTTCATGGGTAAGATAATGCAGTCTGTCTTTGGCGGTAAAAGGTCAAAGCAAGAATCAAAGAACCTTGCGTATCCTGACCTAAAACAGGATTTTGGCGGCCTGCAAAGTAACGCTACGACGGGAGCAAATTCTCTTAACGCCCTGTTGTCCGGGGATACAACTGGTTTTGACCAGTTTAAAAAGTCTACTGGCTATGACTTTATGTCAGAGCAAGGCTCTCGTGGTATCACAGGCAATGCTGCCGCTCGTGGCCTCCTGCGTTCCGGCTCGTCGGGCAGGGCCTTGATGAACTACGGCAATCAGATGAATAACCAATACGCCAAGGACTACATGGATCGTCTTGGCAGTCAAGCTGAGATGGGCTTTAAAGCCGGTGGTTTGATTAGCGGCGCTGGTAACTATACCAAGGGAACTTCATCTGAGAAGCCAGACATCACTAAATACATTGGTATGATAGCCGCTTCTGATGAGCGTCTTAAACAGAACATCAAAAAGATTGGTGACTTCGGAGACGTTGGCATGTACCGCTACCACTACATCAGCGGGCAAGGCCCGTACGTTGGGGTAATGGCGCAAGAAGTTGAGGAGCATTATCCTGAAGCACTTGGTCCAGTCATTGGTGGTTACATGACCGTAGACTACGGCAAACTCCGGGAGATTGTAAATGAACTTTCTTAATCTGCTGCTGCAAAGCATAGCTCCTGGCGCTTCTGGCAATAACCAAAACTATGACGATGAACTGACGCCCGAGCAAATAGCGGAGATGGAGCGAGACGGCATTAATGTAATGGGTAGTAAAAGAGTTATTGAAGAAGCTCCTCCTCCCCCGCCTAGCTACCGTCAACCCGATCCTCGCCCACAGTCTCGGAATCCATCGTACACAGATCCTGCTGAACGGCCGGAAGTAACTCCGCGGTACGTCACAACCGATGACCGCATGCCTCCTACCGAAGAAGAGATGAGAGAACTCCTTCCTCGTAAGAGGGGTTACTGGGGTACTACGGGTAAAGCCCGAGATATCCTGGGCACAATTAGCGATGCCTTTCTTGTACAGGGCGGTGAGAAACCCATGTACAGGAATCTTCGTGACCAAGAACGAATAGCTGACGCTTTGTATGGCGCCACCGATGATCCTATGGCGGCAGTAGAACGTCTGGCTATGATGGGTTATGGTAAAGAGGCTGCTGATTTTCTAAAAGAAACCCAAACTAATCAGTATAATACGGCAAACTTACAAAGCCAAAACGCCGGACGTCAATCACTTGCAAACGACCGTGCGTTTGACAATAAAGACAAAGGCTTCAATCGCATAGCTCGGTGGACTGCTGGCGGTGTTCCGTATCCTAAGCTAGTAACTGCTGCTGCAAACTATGGCATCACTGAAGAAGAGTTGAATGGTCTGGGCATAACGCCAGACATGACCGATGAACAACGTAGTCAAATTGGTGCAATGGATATGACTGTTAATCAGCAGTTCATGTTACCAATTCAACAGCAAAGGGCTGACGCAACGACAAGCCAAGCGCTCTCGTCACGCATCAGGGCTAACCGTGCCCCTGCTGGGCGTGCTCCTCCTCGTCCTGAATCCGCTAGCGAATTTGAAGCACGTATTAGAGGTAAGATTGCTAACGGTACAGCTACTCAAGCAGAGATTAATTCTCTGAGTGTAGGCAAACGCACAAGCGGCAATGGTCGCAGGCCGGTAACCCCTGAGCCCTCACCTAGATTCCGTATATTAAATCCTAAGTAATCTGGAGAAAAGAATTGGCCGAGAAGCTATTCGTTTATAAAGTAGAAGATAGCGAAACCGGAGAAATCTACGATGTAGAAGGCCCCGAAGGAGCTACTGCTGATGAGCTAGGAGAATTTGTTCTATCTCAAAACCTCGGCCAATCTTCTCCAGCCCCTGCCCAACAAGTTGCGCCTACCCAACAGCAAGCCCCGGCTATCCGTGCTCCTGGTGTAGACAAATCAACTGCTACTATGGCTTTGCCAGATACCTATAACAATGTGACTCGTAGTCTCGAGACTGTGCCCGGTGCTCAAGACTATATTAACAAAGCATTCTTCGGGAATAAAAGCTTTGGAGAACTGCAACGTGGGTGGGCAGAGATGTCAGCTCCAGGCCAGCCATTCGAAGGCATCCCTCTCGGCCCTACTACTCCTGCTGTCTGGGCCGAAGCTCGTCGTCGGTACGCCACAAACCCAACAGACAAACAGTTCTACGATACCTATGGCGTAGCTGCTCCTGTTAATCGTCCTACTGGTGTTGCTGATGAAAAAACTCCTGACTCAATGTTGGGAGAGTTTGGTAACGCAGCTGTCCGCTCTGCGTCTAACATGGCTAACAGCACCATTGGTCTGACTGCACAAGCAGCTGACATTGTAGGCGCTGATGAAACAGCAGAAGCTCTGCTCGATGGTTACTTGTACAACCAAGCTGCTATTAACCAGACCTATCCGTCAGGCGCTAAGAACGTTGTAGACATACGGTCTTTCGGTGACGCGGGCATGAAAGCTGCCGCCATTCTTGGTGAGCTGACTCCACAGCTGGCTTCTTCCGTCGGCTTCGGTCTTATCGGCACGGCAGCTGCTAAGAAAATTGCTATGAGTACGGTCGAGCAAAGTGTCATAGACCTAGTAGAAAGCGGTATACAAAAAGAAATCGCTGAGCAGATGGTCCTCAAGACTGTGCAAGCTAAGGCGGCACGGGGCGCTATTGCTGGTACTACTGCATCTTCCGTAGCTCAATCGTCTGGTTCTATCTATGGCGACACCTATGGCGCTAACGGAGAACGCAGTCCTTGGCTATCTTTGTTTGCTGGTACAGCTGCTGGTAGCCTTGATGCCATTCTTCCCGCTATTGTAGCCAAGCGTCTTGGCCTCAACGGCGCTGTCGCTGACACAGCTATTGCACAAAGTCTTGTTAAGAAAGTTGGCAAGGACGCCGCCTCTGCTTTCCTAATGGAGGGCGGAACAGAAGCCCTTCAAACTATTATCGAAAATCTGCCTGCTGGCAAGTCAATCAACTGGGATAGTGTAGTAGAAGCGGCATTGTCTGGTGGCTTTGGCGGGTCTGTAGCTGGTGGCGCATCGAGTGCCTATGAAGGCAGCGTACAGAATAAGGCTTTAGCTCAAGCGGCTCCCCCGAAGAATGCCTTCGAAGGGGACCCTATCAGTGTGCCTACCACACGGGGCAAGCGTGACGGCAAGAAGTACCTTGGCCAGATTGACAAGACTCAGAATGAAGTAGTTGCTCGTGTCGACCAGCTTACCCAGACCTGGGAGAACAAGCCTGTCTTCGAAGTATATAAGAACTTCAATGACGTAGACGGGATACCTAACGACACCGTTGGCGTGTACCGTGACGGCAAGGTGTACCTAAACACAGAAGCTATCGTTGCTGAAGCCAAGCAACGTGACGTTACTCCTGATGACATCGTGTCATCGGTTACCTACCACGAAGCGCTTGGTCACTACGGTCTTACTCAGCAGTTCGGGGATGCGCTAGACACTACCCTGTCTAAAATCCTAGCCAACAGCACTATCTACCAGCAACGTGTAAACAACTGGATGGCTAAGAATCCTAACGCATATCCAGGCCGCGACAACCGTGACATACTTGCCTTAGAAGAAATCCTAGCAGAGCGTAGTGAGAAAGGTCACATGCCTGCGTCCATCATTAACATCTTCAAGAACCAGATTAAGGACTTCGGTCGGCGAATGGGCCTTGACCTGCAGTACTCTACTCGTGAAGTAGAAACTATCCTTGGTATGGCACATGCTGCTGTAGTTAAGGGTCCGGCTCGTGATGTCCGCGACAATGGCTATCGTACTATGTACGCCGGTGTTAACGCAGCTAATCCGCCTAAGACTTGGTTGGGCATGCGTGACGAGAAGCGTTGGTTCTCTGGGCCTGACGGTCTTGCTCGCTTTGAGTTCTCTGACGCAAACGCTAAGCTATTTGAGGATGACCTCAAAAGACTTGCGGGTACTGCTACGTATCTGCCTGCAGTTCTGGAACACAAAGAACTGTTCAAGCAATACCCTCAACTACGAGACACTCGTATTGTAATGAGGGACATGGCGCCCGGTTTTCTGGGATCGTATGACCCAAGCAAGAATCTTATTGCTGTATCTACTACAAACCCTGACAAGCTTGGCACAATTTTGCATGAAATTCAGCACAACATTCAAGAGATTGAAGGCTTTGCCAAAGGCGGCAATTCCGAGACGGCTGTTGATTCGCTAAATCCTGAGATGACTTTACGGGCTGGCAAGAACCTTCTTGATTATAACAAGAAGAAGACGCAACAATTGGCTGTCGAAGTAGGGGCTATAGCAGCTGCTCGTGACATGCCAGAAGGCAGGCAAGTAATTGAAAATGCTGCTGTCGCTCGGGAAATCTACGCTGAGATGGACGCTCGTGAGCGTTTCTTACAAGAAGAAAGCGAAAAGTTTAACTTTGGCAATCGTCTGACTAGAGACGATCTTCTGCAAGACTTTGAATATAATAAACTTAACGAAGAATACCGAAGTTTCTTTCTTGGCGTACAGGAAGTTGGAAGAAAGGCTTTGCGGACTGCCTTGTTCCCACAAGGATACTTCCAAGCATCTAAGCAAGACCAGCAAGAATGGGGTGACCTAAAGTATGCCCTAGAAGCTGGTCCTGAATACATGGCAACCAAGGAGCAGGACCTCTACGAAGCTGAGCAGCAGCTTGGCTATCTCGAAGAAGATATCCAGAACAATAAAACTGATTTCATAAAGATACAATTGAAGAAAGACGAGAATCTTAATTTCCAAGCATACGAATCGCTGCTTGGGGAAGTGGAGGCCCGTGACACTCAAGCTCGTCAGTACATGACTGATGCTGAACGTGCTGAGACTCCTGCTTACACATCGCAGAACGACACAGTCCCTGCTGACAACTACGTAATCAGCGGTGTTGTTAAACCGGACGACGCTGAAACTGTACAGCTCAGAGAAGCATATGACCTTGCTGATGCGGCGGTTGTGGCAGCTGAAGCGGAATACACTGAAGCCGCTCAAGAGTTTGCCGACATTCTTGCAGAAGCTAACGCAGCAAATCGTAGTACTGCTGACGGATACTTGGCAACTCCTGACGGGCAGAAAGTAACTAAGCACCCCTCTAAAGCTAGGGAGACAGCTGCGATCAGAGCCTTACACGACGCAAGAAATGCTAGGTACGAAGCTAAGGCTGCTCTTGACGCAAAGCTGAATGCATCTGCTGTTAAGTTGTCGCAGGAGAATCCGAACGACAAGTACATGCGTATGTCCTCACCTGACAAGGTGCTGTACACTGAAGATGAAATCAGTGCGATGACTCCCGAAGAGTTGTTTGATTCTGAGAACGCATTGAACATACTCAACGGTATGATGGAAGGCTACACGCCTACTGTTATGTCTCTTGACGAACTCAAGGGAGAGGTAGAAGCTCGTGGCTTGTCCCCTTCCAAGATTATCCGTAAGAACGGTATCGGCGCAGGTGAGCTAGTAAAGCGCTTGCAAATGTACGACATCGCTATGATTAAGATGAACGAACGTCTGTCTACCCTGTGGGAAAAGACACAAACAGGCAAGTTCACGATGGCCGACAAGGACGCCTACTTACGCGGGCTCTTTAAGCGTGACGAAATGGCTGCTCGTATCTTCGAGGACCAATCAGAAATAGCCCGTGCACTAGCCTCTTATAAGAGTCTTGTGTATACCCGTCGTCGTGTTAAGGGCATGCAGGAAACGTTGCTGCAGTTCAAGGAAGGAACGCCTTACGCTTCTCTCAATGACCCAGAAGTATTCTACAAGTTTGCTTCACAGATTCAAGCGGAGATTGAGGCCAACAAGCAGAAGGCTAAGGACGCTGGCAAGGAATACTTGGGCAACGCCCTGAACCTGCCACGTGCGCTTATGTCTTCGATGGACCTTAGTGCACCGCTGCGTCAGGGTATCTTCCTCATACATAAGGCAGCGTGGTGGAGGTCTTTCTTCCAGATGTTCCGCTATGCTGGTGACCAGAAAGCGTTCGACGATTTAATGGAGGGCATTGCTGGCAGCAACATGTACTCATTAATGGTTGACTCTAAGCTGGCCCTGTCTAACATGGGCTCTAAGCTTAGTGCCCGTGAAGAAGACTTCATGTCTACGTGGGCAGAAAAACTGCCTGTTGTCGGCAGGTTTGTGCGAGGTTCGGAACGAGCCTATGTAGGGTTCCTTAACAAGTTACGGGCTGATGTCTTTACCGAACTGGTAACAAAGCTTGGTGATAATTATACTGAAAAAGATCTGACAGATATTGCAGGTTTTATTAACGCAGCTAGTGGTCGCGGCAATATGCCGGAAGCTTTGAACAAGGCTGCTCCTGTTCTCAACTCTCTGTTCTTCTCGCCTCGTCTAATGGCTTCGCGCCTTAAGATGACGACTGCTTTGATTGACCCGCGTACCTATATCACAATGAGCAAGACGGCTCGTAATGAGTACATTAAGTCTATCTTAACAGTGGGCGGATTGGCCTTGCTTATCAATACTCTTGCTAGTATGGGCGGAGCCGAGACAGAAGAAGATCCACGAGCGTCAGACTTTGGAAAGCTTAAGTTCGGCAACACTCGGTATGATATACTAGGTGGCGAAGGCCAGTACATTACCCTAGCAGCACGTATTGCTGCGGATTCATACAAGACAACTGATGGTGAAGTCAAGCCTTATGGCACTAAGTTCGGTCAGACTAATCGGCTGGACGCTATTGGCAAGTTTCTTACCAACAAAGCGGCCCCTATTCCATCGTTCGTAATGGACTACTTCCGCGGCACGGATGCCGTAGGTAAAAAGTTTGAGATGGATAGCGCTGTAATGTCTCGGTTTGTTCCGATGTACCTTGCTGATATGCAAGAAAACATGGCAGAGGAAGGCATCCCTACTGGGTTAGCTATGTCTGTTCCTGGTTTGTTCGGCGTTGGTACGCAGACTTATGCGCCTGCTTCTACCCAAACAGATGAAAAGCTAGAGGCTCCTGATGAGTTCAACATGGTCGATGCAGTTGACGGTGACTACCCGTTTGCTACTGCAAAGGACGGAAAGATAACTCTGAAACCTGGGGCTAAAGAAGAGTGGGCATCGCGTCAGAACTTCTACTACAAAGAGTGGATGAAAGACGAGATGGCAAAACCTACTTGGAAGAAACTTGACAACAAGGCTAAGAAAGACATCATCAAAGATGTTCGGGCAGACGCCCGCAAGGAAGCTAAAGCAGACATGCTTGAGTTACTACAAATTCAGGAAGGCGAATAAGAAATGTCAATGGCAATTAAAGACGCAGAAAGAATTGCTGTTGTCGAGCATCAGGTGTCTAAGCTGGTTGAGGATGTCAAAAACATGGACGGCAAAATAGACCAGTTGTTGCAGCTAAAGTACAAAGGGATGGGGGCGTTCTGGTTTGCGTCCTTAATAGTAGGAACAGGCGTTGCTACTATGTTTACTACAATCGTAGCTTGGTTCAAAGGATAATAAACGTGAACTGGATGCAGACTGCTCGTGAGTCTATCGGCCTTAAAGAAGTCGTAGGCCCAAAACACAATACGACAATTCAGACGTGGCTCTCTAAGCTTGGCGCTTGGTGGAAAGATGATGAGATGCCGTGGTGTGGAACTTTTGTAGCCCACTGTCTGCGTGAATCTGGTCAGCCTGTCCCTCAACAATGGTATCGTGCACTGGCGTGGAAAGAGTACGGCTCTAACCTGCGTCCTACTCATGTATGTGAAGGAGCAATTCTTGTGTTCGCTCGTGAAGGCGGTGGTCACGTTGGGTTCTACGTAGGCGAAGACCGCTTCTATTACCGTGTACTTGGTGGCAATCAGAAGAACAGCGTCAACATTATGCGTATTGCTAAGAGCCGCTGTGTCGCTATTCGCTGGCCCAAAGGTGTCCCCGTAATTGGTGGCCCTATCTTAGTTGCAACAAATGCTCCTGTCTCAGAGAATGAAGCATGAGTTTAAGGGAGCGCCTACTAAAGTTTGAAGCCGTTGCTCTTTGTGTAATGCGCAAGTGGTGGAGACCAGTCACTTGCATGTGGATTGCAGGAACCATGGCGGTGCACGGCGTAGTGGCTCCTCTCTACATGCTCTTTGCAAGAGGCGAGGCGCCAAGCGATATGACAGGACTGTCGTTGCTTGTAACGTCAGTGGCTGCAGCTTTTGCAGTTCGTGAATGGGGTAAGATTAAAGGAGCAGACATTGACTAATGTACTTTCTATTATCTGGGGCTTCCGTCGATACTATGGGTACGTGGCCCTTCTGCTTGTCGTTGGATGGCTATGGATTGCTAACTCCGGGCTGGAGAAAGATGTTCTTAAAGCAAAGCTTGCTAACACAGAGATGTTGTCAGCGCTAGACAAACAAAATGCGCGTGTCTCTCAGTTCGAAGACGAGGCCAAACGCCGCAAAGGCATAGCTGAAAAAGCTATGGCTTCAGCAAAGGTGATTGATAAAGCCCACGTTAATAAAGCAAACCGCATTCTTCTTACTGTTCCCAAGACTAATGACGACTGCCTAGCTTCTCTTGAATTATTGCGGGAGTATCAATGATGCGTGTCTGGGTTTTCCCCTTGATTTTTTTGGCGTTGACTGCCTGCTCTACTAAAACAATAGAAGTAAGAATACCTATTCCGGTGCCGTGTATTACTGAAACTATACCGGAACCTATTTACCCTATTGTTAAAGAAGATGCAGGTATATTTGAAAGAGTGAAGGCGCTACTTGCGGAACGAGAATTGCGTATTGGTTACGAGACCAAGTTACAAGCGGCACTGTCTGCTTGTGCAGAAATCTAACTGCTTTCCTACTATATAAAACAAAACCCCCCTCCAGGCACAACGCTTAGAGGGGGGTTTTTTATTGTCAGTCTGCTACAGAACCAATAGCAATAACTTCACACACTCCGCCAGAGCAAGCTAGCTCTTGGGAACCTGTGGTGTTATCCTCTTGTTCATATTCCGAAAGCCTGCTCCAGTCAATTACTGGGGTGGGCTTTTCTTTTATCCACTGTTCATACTCTTCCTCTGTCACTTCTGTGTACGGCGCTTGCTTATACGTGCCTCCGTCGTACGGCAGGAAGGCTACCCCTGACAGTGTGTCAAAGTTGTTGTAGACCCATGCGCCTACATCCATCCACTCATGCTCACGAACGTTCACAGTAGCAGACGGCTTGTGCTCACACCAGTTATCCTGCAAGCGTTTCCATCCCTCCAATGCAGAGATAGCTGTCTCGTCGTGTCGTGTCTTGGCCCCCTTCGGAGACTTAATTGGAAAGTAGAACACAGACGTATTGGCTGGCGCCATTACATCTTCTTCCCAGTAGACTCCTGCGTCTTTGAGAAAGGCTGTAAGAGGATCTTTGTTGTCCGCTCTAACAGTACGTATATAGTAAGGACTGTGACGAGTGTGTAAACCAGAAGCGCTGTCAACAAGTTGACTAACTGTGCCAGAAGGTTTAACACAAGTAGTGGCAGTAGACTGATTAACACCAAGCCTATCAGCCCAGAGTTTGTTTGTCTCAATGACGATATCTCGGATGCGAGTGAGGACTTCGGGGTCTTCCAGAAGCTTAGGGTTGTCTTGGATTCCCGTGAGAGAAACTCCCAGAAGACGCTCTTCATTACACGTATCATGCCATATCTTTCTTAAGTATTTAAAATTTGTGAATGTCGATTGGACCGTTCCAAGGATTGCAGCGACCCGAGCTTTTCGTTCAAGGCTCTCAACTGTATCTGTGCTTCTAACAACAATCTCTGTAAGGTTGCAGAACTGGAAAGGCCGGAGAATAATTTCCGAACAAGGGTTCGTGCCAAACTCATGTGAACTATCTCGACGTCCGTTTCGAGCAGCAATGTTTTGACAGGCGTATCGACTGAATAGGCCGGGCTCTCCTGACTTCGAATCGTACAGTTCTTTCCACTTCTTCATAAAGAAACCAACGTCTGGCTTCCTATGTTCGTACACAGCAGAGTTGTTAGCTAGTCGGCGTATACCTGCCTTCTCCCACCACGCACCCATCTTACTGGTAGACATGCGGTCATCTGTCACATCGAACAATGATATCATAGCTGACCGACGGACACCGCCTACAACTACAACGTCACCTACCTTACACATAAGATCATGACACTCTAGCGAAGTAAGGTGACGACCAGCTGCGTTGGTAAATGTGTCAACAGAGAACTGAAACAAATCAACTAAAGGAGCAGGCCCACTTGCCCTACCCCCAAAGGTTTTAAGTCGAGCACCTGCGGGGCGCACAGTAGATACATCCCATGCAGGAATCTGTCCTGCAATAAGAAGGCTTATGACTTCTCGGAAAGCTTTTGCCCAGCCTTCCTTAGAGTCGGCAACCTTAACCACAGTTTCTGTCTTCTCAAATTGCTCGCTTATCTTGGGCAGCTGCTCAACATACTTATTCTCTACACTAAAGCCCACTCCTGTGCCACACATCAGTATGTACATTGCCTCGTCGAATGACCGAGGACTATCTACTGGTAGGTAGGCGCAGTTGTAGGCAGGTACATGGCATCGGTCCAACGCAGCACCTGATGTCATCAGCGCCCTCATTGAGGGCATTACTTCTAGTCCGTAGATTGCGTCGTAAATTTCTCTAAACGTTCCCGCATGTTTATCAACATTGATTGTGCTAGAGATCTGTGACTTGTAGTACTCAACAAGGCGGCTAACAGTTTCATCCCAATCCTCTCGTCGTGTCTCGTCTTGTTTCCATTTTGCGTATCGGCTCTTATAAATAAATTCTTGAAATTGATTCTTGAACGGACTGTTGGTTATCAATTGCTGTCGCTTTCTATTTCTTCTAGTTCAATCAGAAGTTCGATGTTGTGAATTGCTTTACGCAAGTCTTCAATACCGTTCTTGTCTTTGTACCTGGTTACATATTTAATTGCATTGGCTTGGCAGTAATTTAGGTTGTTGGCCATGGCGTATTCTATTGGCTGTACCTTGTACTTCTTGTAGTGACTTCCTCCTACTTGTTTAGTTAAGCTCAACATCTCGCCACTTCCTTTCAGCTTCTTGAGTTGCCTCAATCCTATCACTAAAATCTTTTTCTGTTAAAGATTGCGCCAGCCCCTCATCTTCTAGCCAGAAAAAGAATTCCATCGGCTTGTCATCCATTGTAGTCTGTATCCATTTCTTCATCATCTAAGGTAAGACCTACAAATTCCTGCAGGTCTATCATCTTGTCTTCAATTAACTCTTCGAACGCATCAATGATTTCGACCATAGGTATCTGCAAATACTCTACTAGTTCCCAAGGTTCAAGGCGGTCGAGGATTGCTTTATGCAGTTCTTCCATTGACCAATCCTTTATACATGCTCTCTACTAGGTACTGTATAAGGTATGCAGTAGCCTCGCTGCCCGCCTTGTCCTCTCCTAGGTACTCATAGATACCCTCCACTATATGCCATGCTTCATGGGCTATAATTGCAGGCAGACTATCGTGGGGAATGTCTGGGTTGTACGTTACAATGAATGCGTTAGTACCCGAATCGTCTACAAAGCCGTGAGTTGTGGCCATTGCTGTGTCAGTTGCCATCCAATCGTTACAATCAATATCCTTGATTAGTTTGGCAAAAGCTTTCTTACTGTCGGTAAACCCTACCATCACTGGCCATGAGCCCATGGCTATGTATTCCATCTTGTTCATGCGACTTTTATTTTCTCTCTTGTTCCCTCTGACCATGACCCGCAGGCTTGGCATTGAAGGCGTTGAATCTTGAACGACTTAGTACGGCGGTAACCCCGGCTTTGAACGTGCTTAGAACCACATGCACCACACGCACTGCTGCCTGTCTCGCCAAGGTGAGGGTGGTTACGAATGTAAGGCTTGACTTCATCGTATAGTTTCTCTAGTAGCAGTACGTCTTGTATGCAGTACTTTTCCATACGCCTCTGTGCCTTAGCATCGCCCTCCATGACTGACCGCCAGAGACCAAAGCCTTCGTGCTTCAGCTTCTTGCCAATCTTAAGTAATGGGCCAATGTAGGCCAGTCGATTCATGTCAAAGCCTAGCTTCTTCACTGCCTTAAGAACGTCAATAGAAGTCGGAGGTTGAGGCGGCCTCATCTTGTTGAGAAGGAACTCGCCCTGTAACTTAGGTAAATCAAACTTGTCCCCGTTGTATGTAACAATTGCATCTGCTTCTGTCATCAGGGCATGAACCCCTCGTAACATCTCTTCGTGCCCATGATCCCAGTCCGAGTAGAAGAGTGTCTCCTTGCTGCCTTGCCACTTAGCGCCAACACATATCGTGCCGCCTGGTTCGATGACTTGTTCTGGGTTTATGGACGTGTCCCACATACGGAACGTATACACCGTTGCCGGTTTAGTTTCGATATCTAGGAAGAGTATTTTATTCTGCATGCCATTGGCCAATCGTGTTCTTGAAGGCCTCGATAAAGCCCTTCTTTTGATAATGTGATGGTTGTATTTGCTGCGTCTCTAGTAGGTAGTAGTAGTTCTTTATAATTGCTTGGGCAGCTTCTTCACCCTCGCGGTAACCAGATTCATAGTCTTCGTTATCCATAGAATTTATGCCTTCCAATAATGTATAAGATTGTTTTATTAAATGTAACACTAAAGTTAGTAAAGAACAGAGCCCCTCGAACGTTGTTGCGATGCTTACCCTTCAATACTTCTGCAGCTAGTTGCTGCTTCTCATTAGTCATAGGCTTCTTGCCATACCAAGAGAACTGTCCGCGCTGTTTAACTACGCCACATACTGTGCGAGGGAACTTGCCTGACTGTACTCTATTCATTACGACATTGGCCACCGCTAGTTGCCCTTCCCGTGGTTCTCCCTTAGCTTCGTGATAAATCACAGAGCTTAAGCAGAGAGCCGCGGAGGCTAGCGTCTCATTAACAAGACTGCATGTACTATCCTTTTTCTAATATCCATGAGAGGGGAATAGTTTTCTCAGCCCACTGGTACCCCAGTCGCTCCGCCCATTCCCCATACGTCTCGCTGTTCTTAGCTTTCGAGAGACGTTTGTTTGCTACTTGAAACACGAAGCGTATATCTAACTCCGAGTTCTGCTCCTTAATCTTACGCATCTTAGTCCGGTCTCGTGGCCGCAGATAACCTTTGGCCTCAATGATGATGCCGTTAGACAGCCGAAAGTCGGCTATGTATCTGTAAGGTATGACGTAGTTTATCTTGAGGTCGGCTGGCTCAAACTCTATGCCAGCATCATTCTCCTTTGCTGCTTCCCATATGGTACGCTCAAAGCCTGAACGAAAAGCAGGCTCTTTATCTTTCTTCAAACAACAAACTCCATAACGTCAGGCGTCTTAGATACCTGAGTAAGGTAACGAGGGCCACCACTATAAGCAAAGCCACGAAGACCTGGCCAGCACTCCTTTTTGTACGTACAATAAGAGCAGCCTGTGCCAAGCTTCATGTTACCAGACTTGCCGTCCTCGACTGCGGGATAGCAGCGTTCGGGTGGCTCGTCTGATGCGATAACTTCTTTGAGGTGAGTGATGCGGGGAGCAGGCTTGTGGTCTGCAATGATGGAGGAAGATAGTGTAGCGAGACACATGTCGCCGTCTACCTTGTTAAGAGCCAGCCATGCAGCGGACTCGCCTGGAGTTAGTACGTCAGCGTATCCTGCTAGCTGTTGTGTGTATCCGAACGGGTCGTCCTGTACCACACTGTTGTTCTCGAACTTCTTGAAGCCGAAGGGTGAGGCAGACTTGACGTCTACTACCACGCCGTCAATGATGGCGTCGATGTGACCCTTGACTCCGTCGACTTCTACTTCCTCTTGTAACGCTTCGACACTGTGCCCTGCCTCTTTGGCTAAGAACAACAGCATCAGTTCAATGATGTCACCATATAGGAACTTGAAGTATGTCTTGCTTGTGAACTCTTCTTGTGCGTATCCCTTGGCAGCGTACCATGCCTGTCGGTCTGGCCTGCCTAGGGCGGAGAACCGCAGGGCTCCTGTCCGTTCTTCGCCTCGAGCCAGTCGCCGTCGAAAGATATCCTTGAGGCTGTCTGCAAACTCGTCTAGGTTTTCCTCGGACGGGACGTGTGTTTCTTTAGGGTCGAACAGCTGATAGATGTCAGCTACTAACGTCTCTATTTGTTTTGTCATGGTTGTGGACTTTCTACTGGGGTGAATTCCCAGCTGCTGTTAGAGTACTCTTTATCCTGACAAAGATACTCTGAGAATAATCCTTGCAAGGCTTGGTCTTGTGCATCGCTGTCATTGTATGCATCTACTGACATGTACCCTGTCTCCCGTACTTCTGTAGTATGTACAAAAGAGAAGTAATATCTGCGCTTCTTCTTAGCCATTCGTGGGCTCCTATGGTGTGGGCCTTTCACCCACTGGGGAGGTTACGTACCGCTCCTCAGCCTGTCCAGCACAAGAGACCTCCCTCAGTGCACTCCCTCTAGGCGGGGAGCCTGACCTTAGTCAGGTATCTGGTTAAAGTAATTCGTCCATGTCGTCGTCTAGCTCATCCACTTTGTCTCCTTCAGGTGTGAAGGGTGGTTCAGGGTCAACCAAGTCAAAGTCTTTCTTAAACTGGGCTGACTCACGGGCGCGTTGTTCCGCAAGAGCCTTGGCTTCTGCTGCGAACTCGTCGTCATCGGAGACTGCATCAAACTCTTGCTTGTTATATTCTACTAGCTTGAGTACCCGAATGGAACGGATGTAGATGCCGTGCTTCTTGCCTGGCCCGTAATCAACAACAACAAACTTAACGTCAATGTCTGAGCCATTGCCAATCAACTTGTCTTGTGACCAAGGGTTGCCGAGGATGTCCGTAATTTTAATACGTTCATTAGCCTCGCCATTGCGCTTATACTCAGCTTGCTTGAAGGTCATGTACGGCATGCCGTCCACGTACTCATCTTTCTGCTTCACTCGGTCAGCGATGCCGAGCTTCTTGGCCTCCGCCTTGATTCCCTTTTCATCTGTAAAGTATACGTCTATCTTCCACTCTTTGCCATCCTTGTTGTAGTTCAACATCGGTTCGCCAAGAATCTTTGCATACTGTGCTTTGCCACGGAATACTGCGGTCTGCGGTTTACTAATAGTCATGTCTAATCAATTACCTTTCACAATAGGGAGGGAGTTTCCCTAACCCTATAACATATTATACCAAGTTTATACTCAAATGTCAACACTTATTTTATATTAGTGTGTCTCTGCCCAAGTCATGCCGACCTTAGCATCGCAGTCAATAGGAAGGCGGTAGTTAAAGAACTCACCGCTAGCATTAAAAGCTTTAGGGCAAACGTCATTTGCAAATTCGTCTGCGTGTATTCTAAGTGCATCGTTCTGCCATTCATCATGTATGTCTCCTACTTTTAGTACATCTAATCGTCTCCGTCGTACGTCGGCTGCTGTAAAGATAGCTGCCTTCTTCATCAGTCTTGACTCATCTCCTTGCAAGAGGTAACCAAGCCGAGTGTGCATTGTGGTGACGATAAGGGGAGTCCCGTCGCAAAGTCTAATGCGCCCACCTCGCGTGACCTGTCGCTCAAGGCTGTCGAGTAGTTGCTTAAGACCTGGGAAGTTTCCAATAAACCTTTCTTTAATTTGTTTACCATCTCGTGTCGTTCCGCCAATGATTTGTCCAACCTTAGCATCTCCTGCTCCGAGTAAGAAAGCATAGATGAAAGTCTTAGCAACAGCTCGTGATTGAAAGCCTCCCATCTGTTGGTTGTATGAGTGTGGGTCTCCATCTAATACTGCCTCCGTAAATTTCTTGTTGTTAAGATAGTGAGCGAGGACTCGTAGCTGTATACCCTTAGCATCAACACCAATCAGTACTCGTTTGCTTGTATCCCTGACCGTCCATAGGTCACGGGCTTCATACGTATAGACGCCGTCCTGTCCCTTGAGAGGGCCGTCTGCCCCTACTCTTACGGCAGGGATGTTAGCGGTATTAGGATTGCTATGCCGATAGCGCAGAGTATTAGCGTACCACAGGTTGCCATGAATACACTTGGTCTCTTCATTGTATGCCTCAATCCATGTGTTAATCATGTTGGCCCGAGAGTTGTACTCAATCCATCGTGCTATAAGTCGGGCGCCTTGGTCGTCAGTCTCTTCTACAAACTTCTCAAGTGATGGGCTTAGCTTTCCCTTGTCAGTGGGCTTGGGCTTGCCTGTCTTAGTGAACTCTCCAGGAATCCAACCGAGTCCAAGAAGTTTCTCAGCTCGTTGGTCAGGGCTTCCGATGTTGAAAGCAACGTAGTCATAGCAATCGTATCGGTCTCCGTCCATAACATCAACTCGGACATACTGCTCGGTGTGCTTGGTAAAGTTAGCAGTTGGTTCGCCATCGTTCTTGTAAGGTTTCTTAAACGACTTGATGAGTTCGAGAACGGGAGGCCACTGCTCATGTATCTTCTCCTGTAGTTTGTTCTCCTCCTGCCGTAGCTTGGAGTAAAGAACGTGGGCCTGCTGGATATTGAATGCGAACCCTGTCTGCTGCTGCTTCTGTATCAGCTGCCATGACCGATGCTCTAGTTCAAGGCCCATGTCTGTGAACCCAAGCCGTGTCATACGGGTGACCAATACGTTGTATACCTCGACACACAAGGCTGTGTCCTGTACACAATAGCGCATCATCTGGTCACTGAACTGGGAGAAGTCATGGAAGTCACCCTTGAGAAAGCGGAGGCGGATACCCCATGCCCCTAGCGAGTGACCCCCTGCGAGGGAGGGACTGAACAGCATCGACAGTATCATAGTGTCAATGATGTCAGCCATGCCCAAGCGTAGACCTAGCAAGCGGTTCAGGGTGGGTGCGTCATAGCCTATGATGTTGTGGCCTATGAACTTGCACCCGTCCTTGTGCTTGTCATTCATCCAGTCTCGTATGGCATCGTGACCAACGAGGGATACTTCTTGACGTGTCTTTACATTCTTGGCGGCCATGCACCAGATGCGGTTAGAGGGTAGGTTGTCGCCCTCGATGTCGATGGCCCAGTACTTTTCGGTTGGGTTTAGGTACATTAGAATCCTTCATCATCTCCAATCTGGCCACCATTCTCATAGGTCTCTGCCTCTTCGGGGTCTAGCTCTGTGAGACGGGCAGTGTCCTTGTTGTACCATAGGTAACACGCAGGTCCAGTATACCCGCAGAACCTATTCTTTTCCACCGTAATCTTAGTGATGTTACGGCGCCACTCAGATGGGTCAATCTTATCTCGCTGTAATCGAATAACGATATTAGCCAGTTGCTCGACACCTGCCGTGCCCCTAATCTGACCCTGTCTATTCGTATGTATGACAGCAATGACGGCGATGTCCAGCTCCATCGTGAGCGTCTTGAGCTTGGTTGCAATTTCATCTAGCTGCTTTCTTTCGTCACCAGATTGGTCCGAGACAACAATAGAAAGATGGTCAAGGACAATATATTTGCACCCAAGAGCAGCCATATGTCTAACCTTGTCAATAACTTTATCGACAGAGTTGCTACCAAAATGGTCCCAAAGAACAAGGCGGTTGTGGTTAACCACGTCATCAAAAGCTTGCTTAAGCTCAGCTTCATTCCTTTCAACACCTGGAATGTGGTACGGAATGCGATTGTGGATACTAAGGAGGCCAAGAGTAGTATCGCCATTAGGTTCTTCAAGATGTAATAGTCCAACACCATATCCTTTTTCAATAACTTCAGGGTTCATTAGAAGACTGTGTTCAATGTGCTTGAGCAGGGCAGTCTTACCAACCCCTGTATCAGCAGTAACAATGACCATCTCTGAGAGACGGATACCGAATGTCAAATCGTTAAGCCCCTTGAACGGGTACTGTACAGTAAAGGAAGACTTGCGATTGATAGTCTCCTCCCACATGTCCGAGCCTAGCTTAAGACCATCGGGCTTGTAGGTTGGCGCTTGCCACCACTCCTTAGTGAACTCATCAGAGATGCCGTTGAGTAGGTAGTCATTGGCATCCTTGTACTTACGCAGGTTTAAAACCTTTACCTTACCAAGAGGAAAGGCAATGCTAGACACAGCTTTGGCTGCTTTTTTTCCTGCATCATCGCCGTCAAAACAAATGACAATCGTCTCAAAAGAATTAAGGTATTCGAAATCACGCCGAACATCTGCCTCGGCAGTGGTTGCATTGTGTACTGATACCACGGGATACTTAGAGCCCATGATTTGATAGGCAGCGAGTGCGTCGTCTTGTCCCTCCACAATAGTGATTGCCTTGGCACAGGCAGGCGGAAATGAGAACTTACCAAACAACCCAGCCCCATCCATAGACCCCTCAACAGAGAAGCCCTTGTTCTTGTAACGTACCTTGTTACCTATGTGCTCACCTGTCTCGGCATTAAACAGGGGGTACTTGGCCTCGAAGTTATCTCCGTCATGACCGGCGTGTACTTTGTATCGTTGAAGGGTGTCCTTAACAAACCCTCTCTCAGTGAATGGGCGAAAGACTTCCGTAATAGGGGTAAACGGTTTTACTTTAGTCTCTTTTGCTGCTGCTGTATCTTCATTGTCTGCTATCATATCTGCTTTCTCTGGAGGAATCCGTACGCCACACGAAAAACATTTGCCCCATCCGTTACTCTGGATACTGTATGCATCTGTTGATGAACACTTAGGGCAGGGCAAGTGGCTCTGTTTCACTGGTCTCATATGTATGTTGTTCCTTATACAGCATGGGTATATCTAACCTCGCTGTATCCTGTAAGAATATTATACCGTGTATCGGACAGATTGTCAAGAAGTTTCTGGCTCCATGTCTATAGCGTCTTGACATTGCGTGTATAAAATAGCAAACTCTAGCTGCTCGTCAATAATACTTTCATCATCATGACTGAACACATCGCCTATAACCTCGAGGCATGTGCCGCAAGGGTCAAAGTCCCCGTGGTCACGATTAATCTGTACCTCTTTCTCACCAAGGGTGGTGTTACAAATATGGCATCTCATAAATAATACTCCTTGAAATAATTAGCGTAATCAATAACTGTCTGACCCTCAAGGCCAGGTGCTGTGTTAACTTCTAGTACAGTGGCCAACTCATAGTGATTGTTCCAAACAATATCAACAGCGCCGAAGTCAAGGCCAAGGGCCCGCACTGCCAGCATACTCTGCTCAATGACTTGCTCGGGCGGGTTGACATCACCCCGTACATAGACATAGCCCGTGCCATGATTACGAACACGAGTATCGGTAGCGGGTTGCCCAGCCCTGATACCCTTGCGTTGCATGCCGATGATGCCGTGCATACCTATGTGTATACGATACTCATCGCGCTTCTTCATATACTTTACATACAGGGGTGCGTTGACAAGGTCGTCTCTAGTGTCAGCAATAACAATACCAGCACCACTGTGCCCATTGAGAATGGTGCGGCAAACAACAGGGAATGCTTCGTCGGGTATGTCATCTCGGTTAGTCCAGAACGGGGGGATTTGAACACCCCTATTAGACAGGCAAACAAACGATTCAAGTTTATCGGCGGCAATGCGTACATTATAGGGGTTGTTAATCATGTTGGGGTAGTTGGCTTGAGCAGATGACCCCCAGTTAATGATGGTATCGCGCCGACGAGGGCGGTAGCGTGACCCCTGTAGGTATAGCACTCGGCCCCGAAGAGCGCGAGACAGGGTATGCGCGGACTTACTACCCTGCTTGTACGGGTATATTTTAACTGACATTTTACTGTCCTCTCTCTCTGTCTATGTCTTCTTGCTGGAACCTAAGAATCAAATCGTATAAGTCTCGGTCTAACTCTCGCTCAACGCCGTTGCCGTCTACTAGAAAGTCTCTCTCCCTCTGTGATTGAAAGGGTTAGGGACGTATGCTTTGTTGATTAGTCCATCCCACTCATGCCAAGGAAACTCGAAGCACAATGGCTGCACAATGTGGAACGATTCCATGCAGCCTTGGTTGAAGTCGCGCTCGAACTGGTCGCCCACAATCTCCTCACAAAAAGAGGTGAGGCACTCATCCTGACGGCAGATGTTCTCAAGCATAAGCCGAGCGCCCTGCTCAGAGATGTCGTATGCAATCTGATTGGGATTATTATAGTTGTTGACAGCGTATTTAACTAGGTAATGCAAGAACTTAGCCCACACTATAGCCTTCTCAGGGTCGTTAGGTTCTTGGCCACAGCGAAACTCGAACGAACCAAAGCGCCACAAAGTAAGGACATTGAGCGCTGAATACTTACCCCCCTCCTCGCGCGGCGTCTGGCCGTGACGTAATAGCGTCTTCCATAAATTGAGTGTGGTGTTGCTGTCCTTGAACCCAAGACAGAAGTGATTGCGAGTACGGTTAACCCCGTGCCACTTGATGAGTTGCTCCTCAAACACAGCCCACAGGATGAGGATAGATGTCAGCACATTGATACGCTGTGCACCTACGTTGATGTGTACGTGTGTCGAGCAACGATTGCTGTTCTCTACCTTGGAACCAGCGGTATCCAGCTTCTCGAACAACCCATTAACAAGACTGTCTACCTCGTCAACTGCACAAGGGGTTGACAGGACATACTCTATACCGCCGTTACGCAGTGAGCCGTCAGGCTTAGCCTGCCACCGTGCTCCAGTGATAGGGCCAGCCACATCAAACAAGTCGCCGCTGTTAGCGATAAGTCCACGGCCCTCCATCTCTAGCTCAAGACCGATAGTGCCGAGAGGTACGTTGCCTGTGTAGATAGGGCGGTTAAGGGCTAGGCCAGGGACGCCTGGCTTCTTGGCAAATGCCTTGCGATACTTAGTGAAGAACTCTTTGTTAGCCTCAGACATTGTATCAATACTCCTGTATATTGTCAAGCGTAAACTTAGGGTCTTTCATAATCTCTTCCCGATAGTACTTGAACTTCTCGAGAAGGTTAAGAGAGTTAGCGTTAGTAAAGATACCTATACGTTCTGTCTCACGATACAGCCAGCGCAACCCAAGGTCGTCACGATACACTGCAAACTTACGAGAGAAACCAAGAGCGCTGCCCTCCTGTACGTTGAGGAGCACGTCACCTAGTGGTGGGTAGCTGTCATTGCACAGGTCTACGAAAGCCTCTGTGTCGTATACGTAATCCCACGCACGTTCGAACTGAGTGGTGGAGTAAGCTGGTGCATTGTAGAAAAAGTCTGCCCGTACATTAGTGGCATTAAGTCCGTGTAACCTAGTACGGGTAGCCCTGCGGTACAACAGGATAGCCCCGTACTTGTGGTTATTCAGCCAACCCAAGGTAGGTAGGTCGCGGAACTTATTGAACTTGGGAGAGTCAAGACGCTTACGCTGCCGCTTGCCATCGGGGTCACCGCAGAAGGTGATGTTGGCACGGGGTATGCTGTCGTCAAAGTCTTCGCCATTCTCAATGTCGTGCACATATACGGGTAGGCTGTCGTACATAACGACAGTGCCTGCCAAACGCTCACGCGCTTGGATAGTGTCAGTCCAAAAGATATCTAGCATGTTGCTTACTCCGTTGCTAAGCGAGGGTCTTTGCGAACTCTTGACCACGGCCCACCCCAGCGGCCCAGCAATCTGTCCACTGCCAGCTCGGCAGTCATGTAGTCACCTGTATTGATGACCTCTTGTATACGTGCCTCAGTTAAGCCAATGACATCCTCAACTGTGCGGGCAGACCGCATCTTTTGAATAGCGGAATTGACAAGAGAGTACATGCACTCGCGGCGGTCACGATTAACAATCCAAGCATTAGAAGGGGTGCGATACTCAACGCCGTATGGTTTGTAACGACACGCACCGGCCTTGCCGTACATCTCGCGGCGTCGAGGGTCGCGGTCAATGAACGTCATAAACATACCGACAGTGGCATCCAACATCTTGATGAAGCCGTTGCAAATCTCGCGGTGTTCCTCGTTATCCGTAGGAATGTCAGCGCCCCAACCTACGTGAACGTGACCCGCTGCAGTACGGAAAGGACGAGTGCCGTCAGGACGGGGGTTCTCCTCGCCAGTGTACGCATTGAAGTCAGGGTCACAACCCAACTCAAGGGCAGCGGCAGGTTGGTTGGCCAGATACTTTTCAGAGAAATCTTGAGTCGGCTGGATAGCAAACGTATACTTCTTAGTCGTATTATTCTGAGCTACTCGCTTCTTCATCTCCTCAATAGTATTGATGATGTTCCTGTTGAACTGGTCGAAGGCGTAGGAGGTAGACACAGGGTCGATGTTAAACTCCAGCGCCATACCATCTACCTGATACGCACCGTTGGCCGTCTTGTGTGGGCTTTCCTTAGTACCCTCGACCATGCCGAAAGCACTGATTGCTTTGCCATTCTCACGCAGAAACAACTCGGGGTCTGCGCCAATAGTAAATCCGTTCATGCTATATACTCCTTAATTATACATGCTAAGTTTAATGGGGGTAACACAGGTGGTACAAATAAAATTATTTTTATCAATGAACTCATGTACTTCTACTAAGTCACCTACTGGTGAATTGCAGTGGCAGCATACGCCCTTGGTGTTCTCCTCGAACTGCTCCACACTATACTCTATCTCCTTAATGTTATCACGAATAAATGTGCCAACTTTCTTAACCTCCCGCACCGACACTGGCATGCGGGATGCTCTCCGCTGTTCGGAAAGGGACGCGATGTTTACGAGCGACTTGTTTGATACGTCCGAGTGCCCGCTTTTGTTGGTTGGCGGAGAGCTCTTCGTATTCTTTTGAGGCAGGCAAAGAATTGGTTTGGGAAATCGAGGCGAGGGTGTCTGTCCCGTCTTGGAATCCAAGCCTCTCGCAGAAGTCTTGATGAAGGAGACGTTGCCAATGCTCGTACTCCCAGACTCGTCCGCTTTGCCAGTGGTATCCTGGGGGATGAGGTGAGCGGGTGCTCCCTCCGCGTCCCAAGGTATGATGTCGTCTATCTTGTCGTCGAGATTGTCTACCAGAAAAGGGTTAGCTACCTCTCCTCCCGCTGGCTTCCAGTCCTGACTGCCCTCTACTCGTGTCCATACCTTGGCATAGACGCCCGACATGGGGGCAACAGGCTCGGGCTTGGGGGGGATAGTCTTGATGGGCTTCATAGTAAGTACAGCCTCATTGACTGCAGCCTTGGCGTTGATAGTGAAAGACCACAGTGAGTGAGGTTTAATCTGAACATACTTACCCTCGCCATCATCCTTGATGCCATTCCACAAGGCCAGCTTACGCTCGACTGCACTGAACATCCAGACTTCAGAGGCCCAGAACATCATGTCCATATCTTTAGACCACGTAAACCAGAGAGGGCGCTCGTCATTGCGGATAAAGTTAAGGGTTTTCTTGTTGTCATCCCACCATACGCAGGCATACGCGCCCTTGACTACGTTGAACGTATTGTCGGGACCATTCTTGGCAAGGTGTCCATACAATACATCACTATCTACCCTGCTAGCACTGTATCCGTCCAGCTTGTAGTGTTCCCGCAATGTGCCGTTGTGCACACCAACTATGCCATCGTCGGGATAGTCAAAAGGATGTGCGTTCTTAAGGCTGATGTCGCCTACTGTACGTGAACGAGTGTGCCCAATAAGTGCGACTGCATCTCCACGCTCAATCTCTGACTCATACTTGCGATAGTCAAAGAGATTAGAGGGTGGGCCGACAGCCTTAACCCATGTGTACGTCTGGTCTGCATCGTTGCGTACCTTAATTACACCAGCACTGTCGCGGCCACGCACTTGGCACACGTCCATCATGTCCTTGAACAGCGTATTCTTAGCGGTGTTAGTAATCTTACCCGCCATACCTACTATGCCACACATTAACTAGTCTCCTCTGCTGCCGTAAATAAATCGCTGTCGCCATCGTCATCTTCTAGCGCCTCCAAATCAAACAACTCCCACTCAATAACGTGGTCGTACAGTTTGTTCATGCACCATGAACGATAGATGTCAGAGCCCACCTCGGGGTGGCCTTGAGTAAAGAACGAGCGGTCATCTACATAATAGCCTGCCTCAATCTCCTGCATGGTCTCGCCGTCAGACAAGTCCTCTGTCTGGTCATCGCACATAAACTTACGAGACACCTGACCAGAGCAGACGGCGGCGATGTCAATGTCCTCGTTCTCAATCAACATCTGGTGATGTATTGAGTTGGTGACAAGAACATAGTTGTCCTCGAGGTCAGTGATGTAGTGGTTAGTGCCGCCGTGTCCCTCGACATGCTGCCACAGATGACCGCCATTCATAACGTGAATAAACTGTGCGCCACGACAGATACCAAACAGTGTCTTGTTGCGCTCGACTGCCTCGACATACACAGCAATCTCAGCGTCATCACGTTCACTAGACCAAGATGTCTCACGTATAGGCTGTTGCCCATACAAGGCGGGGTTGACGTCAGCGCCGCCAGAGAACACCACGATGTCAGCGTCCTTGACACTGGTGGCACGGGTCATGCCAGACGCAGCCATCAGGCCGACAATCTGTGAATAGAACGCACCGCCAGTGACGAACACCTTGCGCCCATTAAAGTTAGGTAAATCAATACGTTCCCATGAACGGGGCGCTTGAGGTTTAATTGGAGGGGGCATTATAGAACATACCTTTCTCTTTCATATAAGGAATTACTACCTTGAAATACTCTTGATACGTAACCTCATCCGGCTTACGCAGCAGTACACGATTGTGAACAAACGGATTAGGTGGGCGGTATGAGTCAATCGACGAGTCCTCGTTACGAAAAATAGATAGTCGCTTGCGGAACTCTTTGTCGTCAGCAATCAGGTCTTTGACAAAGTTTTCAGTATATCCTACCACGACAGGGCCTTGAAACAAATCGTGACAACCATACACTGACTTGCTGCGGCGATAGGTCAAGGTGCTGTAAGATTGCTGGCCCAAGTCACCCGCACAGAAGCGCTTCATACTCTCCATGTTAAGCAAATATGTGCTGGTGTGGAATGTGCGAGTCGTCACTATGTAGTCGTCGGGAAACTCTTGACTCATGCCGCCGGTCACACACATACATACCTGATAGGCAAAGTGAGGGTCAAACCCATCGTCAACCAACTCTTTCCACTTGTTGAACTGCGTAACGCTGCGCTCGGAAAATGCGCGAGAGAATATCATAATCATCTGGAACAAGGGCTGCATAACATCAGACGATACAATGATACCATTGTCAGCCACCCATTCGAGAGTGCGGTGCTCTGGCTTATTGACAATGAAGCGTGAAGCGAACGACTCGTTCAACATCCAATCAAGAAACTGCCATGCCGCAGCACACTCCTGCATCTTGTAGCGGGTAAGCGCAATCTCTGTGCCAACCAGAGCCACATCGTCTACCTTGTTATATCCAAGGGAAGCATGACAGGCTGCGTTAGGATTGACGGAAGAATTGGCGTTAAGCCCGACAATAATGTACTTGGTACAGCACATGTACTCCCTCTCCATCTCCTTGTCGAAAAACTTTATACACCTATCGTACTGCTTGTCTGTAAATTGAGGGTCAAACTCAAGGTCTTTTATCAATGCCATGATTAGATACTCCAGTTAATTAAAAGGTTGGGGGTAGAGGGAGTCAAACCCTCACAACTGCTCGACCGAGGCTCACGTTGGCCAACTCAACACCCCCCTAAAACAGCCGTGTTACGGACTGTAAAAGATTGTTCAATAACATAGGGTTATACGATTTATCTTGACAACTAGTGCAAAGTGTGGTATAATACTATTATAGTAGTACGCCCCGGTTAATACACTATATACCTACCTCCCGAATAAGGGTGTAGAAGGCAGGACGATAACGTCTGGTAAACAAAGGCCGCTGTTTATCTAGATGCAGCCATTTGTTAGACATACACAACTGATAGTCATGAAAGACTGATATACCAGAACGCTGACCAGATGAATTGAAATTGAATATAAGTGGTAAGTCATCTACTGGATACCGCTCGTCAAGGACAGCAGCAGCAACATCAAGAATCTCAACACACTTATGGGTATGGAAACGATTGTCGTCGAGCAGGGACTTATCCTTGCGGCGAGTATTGTATCTGTACGCATACTCATCAGCCAGTGCATACCCATGCTCGAGCATCCAAGAGAACGCTAGACGGGACGAACGAGTCCAGACAGCGCAAGGGTGGTTGACATGGGTATTTTTGTATACACCGTCTGTCTGACCACGTGAACGCAACGCTGTGGAGAGCAACTGAGCAGTCTCGAGCAGCATTTTATTTACACGCTTATCGTCTAGGGATATCGCGCACAACTGTGGGCATGGTGACGTTAGGAATATGTTCATTAAGTAATTGCCTCCGAGAGTCCGTATCGCGGACGATACGTCTCTCACTAAAGGTTAGACCATTGGCTCCCGTTAAGGGCCACACAGAATCAGACGAACGCCTTAGGGGTATCTGCCATCTCATATGAACACGCCCCTACCATTGGGGTTTTTGGGGTTCACCTTATAGGTGCGAAGTGACATCTTAGGATTTACCTTCATATTTTCATAGGCAAAACCCAAGTGCTTGAGGTATCCCTCTCTGGTAGTCACGCCCTGCTTCTCGAGATGCTTGGCAAAAGAGAAAGCATTGCGAGAGCGTATATGCGTCTTAATAAAAGCCATACAGCAAACCTTTCATACAGAGGGGGAAGATAACCCTCTATCGAATATTGCCTGTGCGAGGGGACTTACAAGCAATACTCGATAAAAGGTAGGCAGTTTTGCACCATGCCTAGGGTGTCGTAGTTATGCTGCAGCCTTAGCCGCAGCCTCATCATTAGCCGCAGCAGCAGCCACAGTATTATTGACTGTAGCGAACGTCATAGCTTTGAGAGCCGCAGATACCTTAGCCGCTTGTGCGAGCGCGTCTGCAACAATTTCTTTCTTGTCAATCTTGCTGTCGATACGCTTGGCAAGGGCTGGCAACATTGCGAGAATCTGCTCGAGAGTGAGCACTTGCGTAACAGATTCAGGCTCATCTAATTCATAGAATGGTGTCTCGTTAGCTTCCGCAAGCATCCAAAATGCTAGCTTAGCGTCAACGTCTTTTTCATTCTTATATTCTGGTGCATACTCGCACTTGTCATTCTTGGTGACTAGACGAATAGGCGTATATGCCTTGAACCAATTTTCTAGCTGAGTCTGCCATGATTTAGGCATCTGCTTAGCTAGTTTGAGAGCACGAGTGCAATCGCCAGTGCCTGAACAATCGTCGGACACCTGCTTTGGTGCAGCATGATAGAAAATCATCATGCCAATTTCGTGGCCCAATTGCTGTAACTTGGCGCGATTGGTCGAGAAAGTAGCGATTTTGTCGTCGATTTTCTTTAAGGTAGTAGCCATAATAACTTTATCCCATACATTAGAAAGCCCTAGCGGTTTTGCTAGGTTTAACGCTAGGAGTAAGGATTGATTAACGATAAACTAACGTAAGTTGATAATGACGGACATTGAGTGTTTTGCCATTGATTAAATCAAGTAATATGTGAGCACGAGTAGATTCAGGAAATTCGCGCGATATTAGCGAAATCCCTTTAACATCAACTCTCTTGATAATTTCACCATCAGGCGACTTGAACGAGAAATAAGCCGTTTTTTGCTTAACGACTTGTTTTGTGGACATATTAGGGTTCAGACGTTGATACGATGACCTAGTAGATACCATACAGGGGTGACCTTTTCGGATGAACCCCTAGCGTTAAACCTAGCACCAAAGCCGAAGCATTGGCGCTAGGTGGGTGACTGCTGCGTCAATTCGCTAAGCTTAGATAAACCTGCCACCCGTTTCCGTTCATGCCCGACACTGTTGCAGTGTTGCACGAACCTACCCCGTCTTTACCCTAGTCAAAGCCTAATCACGGCTCACCCGTCCCTGCCAAGGGATGCATCGGTGCTAGGGCCAGCATTGTCTATGTCGCACGATTAGACGCACGTTATCAGAGGACAAACCACTGGCGGTCGATTAAAGGCATATTGCTGCACATAGGCGTTACCCTATGTCGTATCGCTACCTATGACACCTTACTATGCGGACATAGCTTGGCCTAGGACGAAAAGCGCCTAATTCAAATTTTGTGTGGCGGATTTCCGCTACCCCCTGGTTATGGGCTTGTCGAAACTGAAAGTAAATGTCGTTTTTTAACCTATTTCAGCATTAATATGTCGCAATACCGATGGATTTTGTAACATTATTGCGCGATATTGATAGAATGTTGTGTTAAGAACGATTCGCAACATATTATTACAAGTGACCACGGAAGCGGCGCAACATTATTACGCATGACCACGCGGGCCACGCAACATTATTACGTTGGGGTTATTATACGACATTATATTGCGTATGAACTGGGCTTACTGTTACTTTATTACGCATCGTTGTAATTTTATTGCGGCAGACTGGTCATGTTCCCGTTCCGTTCTCATGTTCTCGGTATGTTCCGTCAAAATCGATGGGGGGGGGATGAACCCGCGCGCGTACCTGGGCGTAGAGGGGGGTACCTTAGTCACGAAATAAAAAATTTCATAAAAAAATATCCATTTTAAGCTATATCAACAGCAGTTTAGCTACTAGGGTAGCCAAGGTATACCACATGTGACTGTAGACCCTGTTTCCGGGGCGTAGACGGGGTATTGTTGACATTAGGAAAGGGCTCCCGAAGGTCGCCCCCACCCAGATGAGACCTTCTCTGTACGAAATCTACAACTATTTGTACGTTTTCACTGCCAAGTGAAATTTTGTCTTGACATTTGCCTGAAAATATGGTATAATACTGTATAAGCTGGGAAAGGATAGCCATGGGTGAACTAAGAAAAACAAAAATGGACCGGGCTTTAGAGTCTGAAGACATTACTCTTATCGCAGACGCTCTATCTTTCAAGCAACGTAACTTCTGCCACGCTTTCATCAAGCATTTTAATGGCGCAAAGGCGATTCTCGAGGCAGGATACGACACTCCAGCTGAGAACGCATCCCGAATGGGACATCAAGTTCTTAACGCAGCGGGTGTTCGACCCTATATTGACCATCTTTTAGCAGAGCGTTCGAAAGAAACTCACATCGACATCGACTACGTTCTACGAGGGATCCTTCGTACAATAGGTAAGTCAGAAGACGGTGACAAAGCCAACCTAACCACTGCCCTCCGTGGCTACGAACTCCTGGCCAAGCATCTTGGAATGTTCATCGACAAACAGGAAGTAAAAATTGACGGCAACATTGAATATGAACAACGAGTCCGAGAAGACAATGCAGCTCTCGAAAGCGCAATTGCTCGCCTCTCTAAACGAGGAGGAACGTCAGGAGTGGCTAGCCTCGCTAACCGAGAAGCAGAGGGCTGACCTACGTTGGAACTGGGACTTCTGGGCACGCCCCAATCAGGTTGAGCCAGAGGGGTCCTGGAACACTTGGATGATTCTTGCTGGCCGCGGATTTGGTAAGACAAGGATTGGCAGTGAGTGGATTAGAAAAAACACCTGCGGTGACACACCTCTTAGTAGGTCTGCATCAGGATGGGGACGAATTGCTCTTGTTGCTGAAACAGCAGCCGACGCAAGAGATGTTATGGTTGAAGGTGAGTCTGGAATACTTGCTTGTCACCCAAAGGATTATCGACCCGTATACGAAAAAACCAATCGAAAGCTTACCTGGCCAAATGGTGCAGTAGCTTTCTTGTACAATGCTACAGAGCCTGACCAGTTACGTGGACCACAGCATCATGCTGGATGGGTTGACGAGCTAGCCAAGTTCCGGTACATGCAGGAGTGTTGGGACCAGCTGCAGTTTGGTCTGCGTCTAGGCGATCACCCCCGGGTTCTAGTAACTACAACTCCTCGTCCTCTGCCTCTTGTTAAAAAGTTGATGGTTGATGAAGATACGTTCGTTACCAGAGGGTCCACTATGGACAATGCCAGTAACCTGGCCGCAAATACCCTCAAACAACTGTATGACAGATACGGTTCCACACGCCTGGGTCGCCAGGAACTTGAAGGAGAGGTTCTTGGAGATATTCCAGGAGCACTGTGGAATCGAGACGCTATCGACAATGGACGAGTAAAGGAAGCTCCTCTTGATTTAGAGCGGGTGTATGTAGCGGTTGACCCTGCTGCGTCGTCAGAAGAGAACAGCGATGAAAACGGCATTGTAGTCGTAGGCTTAGCTCGAGACAAAGACGGCTACGCTCGAGGATACGTTCTGGAAGATGGAACTCTAAGGGGTTCCCCAGAAGAATGGGCTTCGCAAGCTGTACGTCTGTACCGTAAGTGGCAGGCTGATAAGATTATTGCAGAAAAGAATAACGGCGGTGACATGGTGGCTTCGGTTATCCGTGCCCAAGACCGCTCTGTCCCCATTAAACTGGTTCACGCTTCGCGCGGCAAGGTTGTCCGGGCAGAACCTATCTCTGCTCTGTACGAACAAGGCCGGATACACCACGTTGGTATGTTCGAAAAGCTGGAAGACCAAATGTGTCTGTTCTCAGTGGACAACGTACGTAACTCTTCTACGGGTTCACCTGACAGAGTCGATGCTTTGGTCTGGGGACTTACCGAACTGTTCGACAAAATTACTGCACGGAGGAGAGTCTCGGCTGTACAAGGTGCCGCTGGCACTACTGCTACTAGCAGCCCCTACTATGACGCTTCGACCGGTTACGACCACCGGCTCTTTGCTTCTCCTAACGGATGGATGGCCTAATAACTATGGATAAGACCAAACCCCACGAAAAGAAAGACGGTGATACCCTAGAGGTAATTGTCGTTGAAGGTATCACACCAGACAAGTATGTCCCCGAGGGTTTCGAATCCAAAGAAGCTTTCCTTAACGACATGCGAGCCGAGTACCAAGCAGACGTAGACTTTGACCGCATCAACCGAGATGCAGCTCTTGACGATAAGAAGTTTGCAGCTGGTGAACAGTGGGACCCAATTGTTCTTGAACAGCGCAAGGGTTTGCCCTGCCTAGTTATCAACAACATCCCGCAGTTTACTGCACAGTTGGTTGGTGACTGGCGCGAATCTCGCAAAGCAATCAAAGTTGTTCCATCTAACGACGAAGACGTAGACGTTGCGCAAGTTCGTGGCGACTTAATTCGGTCAATCGAACTACAAAGCCGAGCACAGCGTGTATACGACACAGCGTTTGAAAGCCTTGTGCAGTGTGGCGACGGAGCCTTCCGTGTCTCTGTTGAATACGCACGAGATAACGTCTTTGACCAGGATATCTTTATCCGCCCAATCGAAGATGCGCTTGCTGCTGTGTGGGATCGCTACTCAGTAGACCCTACAGGACGTGACGCTCGTCGTTGCTATGTCAATGACCGGATTCCTAAGTCAGAGTTCGACAAGAAGTGGCCAGGCAAATCGCCTAGCGCTTTGGACGGCGATGACACAATGACTAGGATGTCAGTCGAAGGTTGGGTAGACGACGACTCTTATCAGATTACAGAATACTGGCGGCTAGTAGAACGGCAGCGACTCCTAGCACTTTTTGAGAACGGTAAAACGTTCATGCTCGAAGACGAGACCATGGATAAGCTGATTATGGAGAACGGTCCTCCGATCCGCACACGGGCAGCGTGGTGCACATACGCACAGATGCACCTAGTGACTGGGTTCGAGATCCTTTCAGGCCCCTTTGAGTACAAACTAAACCGCTTACCTATTGTACGGATGTCAGGTCGAGTCACTAACGTAGGTGGACGGCGTGTTCGTTACGGGCTGGTGCGCTTTATGAAAGACTCAGTCCGCCTCAAGAACTTCTGGCGTTCAGTTGCTGCAGAGCAGTTGGGTTACGCACCGAAGGCTAAGTGGATTGCGCCAGAGTCGGCTGTTGAAGGCCGGGAAGACACGTTCCGCAAGGCTCACCTCTCCCGCGACCCTTTGCTTATCTACAACGATGGGGCAGAAGCGGCTCCACAACTTATACCTCCGCCTCCTGTTGAGGCAAGCCTGCTTAACGAAGCAGCTACAAACGCCCAAGACATTAAAGATGTCACAGGTATTCAGGACGCCTCGCTCGGCATACGTAGCAACGAGACTTCTGGTCGAGCCATCATGGCACGGCAGCGTGAAGGCGACATTGCTAACCTAACTTTCCACGACAACGGCAATCACGCTGTTCTGGAATGTGGCGACATTATCAACCAGCTCATCCCCCAAATCTACGACGGTACTCGTACCATTCGTTTGCTGGGAGAAGACATGGCTGAGAAGTTTGCTCGTATTAACGACCCAATGGATCCTGAAGCCGTTGACCTGTCAGTAGGCGAATACGATGTTGCGCTGTCAACAGGCTCAAGCTATACAACTAAGCGAGTTGAAGCAGCTCAGGCAATGATGGACGCTATTCAAGTATGGCCACAGTTAATGACTGTTGCTGGTGACTTGGTAGCTAAAGCCCAGGATTGGCCGGGAGCTGACAAGCTTGCTGAACGTCTTAAGAAAACCATACCTCCGCATTTCCTCGAAGAAGAGGGCGAAGGCGGTATGTCTCCAGAACATATGCAGCAGATGCAACAGATGCAGCAGCAGATGGAGCAACTGTCTATGGAGAATCAAACTCTTAAGATGGAAAAATATAACAAAGAAGTTGAGCACGAGATTGCTTTGTACAATGCTGAGACGCAGCGTATACGGGCTCTGTCAGACCACGAGGTCGATGCTCAGCAACAGTCGCTTACAGCGATTAAACAAATTCTTGACGGATCTGATAAAGTAGATCAACAAGAGATGAAGCGAGAAGCGATGGAGTACGAACGGGCACAAGCCCAGCAGGCTCAACAAGCTTCAATGCCTCTATAAGTTTTCGATGCCTCGGGCCCAAACGCACAAACGGTCCGGGGATTACATCGCAATAAAGTTTGTGCAAACGGTTAAAGGACCGATAAACCTTATTTATGAGTACTGATGACACAGACACCCCCGTCGAATCTAACGACGTAGACTTGGACACATTTGCCACTGAGTTCTTTGGCCAGAACGAAGTAGCCGAGGAGCAGGCCAGCTCGGATGTAGAAGAAGATACAGAAGAAGATGTCGACGCTCAAGAAGACCAAGATACTCATGCTGACGAGGATGACGATACCCTCGCACCTGATGAAGATGAAACTGAAGAAGCCGATGGAAATGAAACACCTAAGCCTAAGAAGAATCGTTTTCAGGAACGTATCGATGAAGTAGTAGGTAAGCAACGGGAAACAGAGCGCAAGCTTGAAGAAGCCCTAGCTAAACTACAGAACCTTCAACAAGAACCTAAGCCAGAGCCAGAGCCACTTAAGGCTGTAGCTATTACCACCACTGGTCCAAGTCCTGATGCAACTAACGAAGACGGTACTGAGAAGTATCCTCTCGGTGAGTTTGACCCCAACTATATTAAAGACCTTACGTTGTACACTCTCCGCGAGGAGCGTGAGAACGAGAAGCGTCTTTCAATACAAGAGGAACAGGACAAAGCAGACGCTCAGGCCAAGCTTGAGATTGCTGCGGACTGGCAAGAAAAACTTGGTCCCGCCAAGGAGCGTTACCCTGATTTCGAAAAGAAGGGCGAACAACTGTTCGGCACCTTTGATTCAATCGACCAAAAGTATGGCGAGTATTTAGCAGCAACTTTGATGTCCTTGGAGTATGGGCCCGACGTCTTGTACTACCTCTCCAACAACCTAGACGAAGCAGACAAGATTGTCAAGAGCGGGCCTACAAAGGCTACGGTTGCTCTTGGCCGTATCGAAGCTAAGTTTGCGGATGTTGCAGCGGAAAAACAACTGTCCAAACCTCGAGTATCTAAAGCCCCCGCACCACCAGGCCACCTGAATAAGGGAACCTCTACTGCAAGGGCAGCGATTAAGGGTGATGAGGACGACCTCGACGCCTTTGCCAGAGAACTTTTTAAAAAGAAAAGGTAAGGGCGTTATCTCATAATAAAGGATAACTACCTACAATGCCTACTGTAACTGTAGATCAAGCAAAACTAGTCCTTAACTCGTTTGCCGCAATCTTCCAAAACAACCTTATGTCGAAGGACCTCGTCACATGGCGCAAGTTCGACGGCGAAATGAATGACCGCAATGGCTTGACTGTTGTTGAGCAGGTCACTCCTGACTACACTACCACGTTCACTAGTGCGGCTGTTGCCGACCTTTCTTCGGGTACTCAAGATTCCATCTTTGGTTCTGAGCAGTACAAGTTGCAACAGGTCATCGGCAGTTCGATGGGCTGGTCGGACTTCGTTAAGATTCGTGACATCGGCGCAGCTCGTGAAAGTGAAGCCCTTAAAAAGGCTGCTCTCCGTCTTGCAACGGACATCGACTCGTACATCATGGGCTTCGTAGCTAAAGCTTCGAACAACTGGGTCGGAAACGCCAACGGTACGGCTAACGTCGCAACGTTCGCTGACATCGCAACAGCTGTTACCCGTCTGAAGAAAGAAGGCTGCGAGGACGATATCCGCGCTGTTCTTTCCTATGATGACTGGCAGGCACTTGGCTCTAACGTCGTAACGAACAACGCATCGCTTACCGATATCGGCGGTGGCACGTATCGTCAGGGCTTTAACGGCACTATTGCTGGTATTCAAACTGCATTCACTCAACAGCTCCAGCCTCTCACGACTGGTACTCGTTCGACTGCTGCTGCTTTGACCGCTGGTACTGCCGACTCGGCTACGACCTACGCATCAGTTGCTATCTCGGGTGCGCCGGGCCAGTATCTGACTCAGTTGGTTAACCTTGGCTCGCTTGGCGCTAACGCAACCATCGCGGACGGCGAAGTATTCACCATTGCTGGTGTTTATGCTTACGACAACCGCGCTAAAAAGGCTCTGGAGCATCTGCAACAGTTCCGTGTTGTCGGCGCCTTCACAGCTTCGGCTGGTGGTGCTGTCGCTGCTCGTGTGTTCCCTGCGATTATTACGTCGGGCCCGCATCGTACAGTATCGGCTGCTGCTGGTAACACTGCTGTCGTTACGTTTGTTGGTCAACCAAGCACTGCAACACTGCCGCGCTTCTTGGCTAATAAGAGTGCAGTCATCTGCAACACCGCTGACCTTATCATGCCAGCAACTGGTACTGCAAGCCGCAAGGCCTTGACAGCTGTCCCGTTGTCTGTCCGCATGTGGCAGGACTCGGTCTTTGCAACTGGTGAGCACCGTATCCGCTTTGATGTGGCTATGGAATGCAACGTCGCGGCCGATGGTCGCCGTCGTTTGGTACGTCTCAACGGTTCGTAAGAACTAAAGGAACTGGCCCCTCTGCCGAAAGGTACGGGCCAGTTTTTCTTATATAATAACTAGAGGTCTATAACACATGGATATTCAAGAACGCTATTCACCATACCCTGTTGCAGCTAACGCGACTGTTCAAGTGTCGGCCAACGCTGTTGGCGGTTTTCTTTGCACTACTGCGGGCACGTATACTCTTACTCGTAACGCTTCTGGAGGTAATCCAGCCCTGACTCTTCTTACTGCACAACCTGTTTCTGCAGGAGTTTACTATCCCTTGCCCTTTTATCTTGGCACTCAAGGCGGCACATTTGTAGCAGCTGGCGGGGCCTCTGGCTTGCTCGGAGTAGCATAGTATGGCGTTAGCCTCTAAGTTTTTTAGCTGGTGGCTTCTTTTAGAAGGTGGCGGCGGCGGAGGCGGATGGATATTAGCTACTGGTAGCTGGGACGATGCTGCTTCTTGGGATGACCTTAGTACTTGGATTGATTAATGGTACAACAAACTATAAATAATGGCGAGACTGGGTTAGTTGTTAGAGGCAAAATCAACGACAACTTTACTGAAGTTTACAACTTAACAGCTAATCCGTATCCACGGGTTACTGACTACGCGTCTCTTCCTGCTGCCTCTACGCAAGCGGGCAAAATCTATATTGTAGAAACAAGCACGGGCATTTGGCCTTTACGTAAATCTGCTGGTATGTGGATAAGCAACGGCTCTGTCTGGGCATGGCTTGGCAACGAGTCTTTGTTAGCAGAACAGATTACCTTTACTGGTAGTGGAACTATTGCAGCAACAAATCTACAGGCGGCTATTCAAGAGCTAGACTCTGAGACGCAGGGCTCGCTTGCTAACAGGCAGCCTTTGGCAGCAGTACTTACTAACACAACTGCATCGTTCACAACTGCACTAGAGACAAAGCTTAACGGCATTGCTACTGGCGCTACAGCGAACAACACTGACGCTTTTTTAATAGCTCGTGCTAATCACACGGGAACTCAGCTTGCTTCTACGGTTAGCGATTTTAGCGAAGCTGTTGATGATCGCGTAGCTGCTCTGCTTTTGCAGGGTTCTAACATAACTCTTACGTATGACGACACTGCCAACACCATAACGGTTAGTTCGGCAGCAGCTTCTTGGGGTTCTATCACAGGTACGTTGTCTTCGCAAACAGATCTAAGCACAGCTTTAAACGGCAAGCAGCCTTTGGCTACTGTGCTAACTAATACTACTGCCAGCTTTACCACTGCACAAGAAACAAAACTTGCGGGTATCGCTACGGGTGCAACAGTTAACAGCACCGACGCTTTTCTTTTAGCTCGTGCCAACCATACTGGTACGCAAGACGTAGCAACAATAACAGGTCTCGCAACCGTAGCTACAACAGGCAGTGCGGCTGACCTTACAGGAAACCTTGCAGTTGCTCGATTGAACAGCGGCACTAGCGCATCGGCCTCAACCTTCTGGCGCGGTGATGGTACTTGGGCAACCCCCTCGGGCGGCGCTGGCACTGTAACGTCCGTTGGTGGCACTGGCACGGTTAACGGCATTACGCTTACTGGAACAGTCACATCAAGCGGTTCATTGACGTTGGGCGGCACTCTTTCTGGCGTTGACCTGACGACACAGGTCACAGGAACCTTGCCTGTTGGCAACGGCGGCACGGGAGCGACCACACTCACAGGTGTTGTTATCGGCAACGGCACATCTGCGTTTACGGTTAAAACCAACCCAACTGGCGCTTTTGTCGGCACAACAGACACGCAGACGCTGACTAACAAGCGCGTCACATCTCGCGTTAATGCACAGACAACAACTGCTTCACCTTTTGCGTGGAACTCTGACAGCTTTGACCAGCAATCGTTTTCGGCTTTAGCTAACGCCCTGACGATTAACGCTGATGCAGGAACGCCCACAGACGGGCAGCGCACTATCTTTCGCTTTAAGGACAATGGTGTGGCCCGTGCGCTAACTTGGACAACAGGTGCGACGAAGGCGTTTCGGGCAGTTGGTGTTACGCTGCCGACAACAACCGTTATTAGCAAAACTACTTATGTTGGCTGCATCTACAACGTAGCAGATAGCCGCTGGGACGCAGTGGCAGTTTCGCAGGAGGCGTAAATGATAATCGAATTTGAATACACAACAAAATACGGCAAATACTCTGACGCAATTATCTTTCCAGATGATGAGCCTATGACAGAAGAGCAGATTGCCACTGAGAAGCAGCGCCGTCTTGATAACTGGATTGCGCTCATTGAAGCGCCGATAACGCCAGAAGAGCCAGCGCCAGAACCAGAGGCGTAAGCCGTGGCGGATAGATATTGGGTAGGCGGCACAGGAACGTGGAACACTACGTCCACAACAGTTTGGTCTGCTACATCGGGCGGAGCATCTGGCGCTTCTGTGCCTACCGCTGCCGATAGCGTTTTCTTTGACCAAGCGGGAACATTCACTATTACCCTGACGGGCGCTTTACTGTGCCTTGATATTACGGTTTCTGCCGGGACATATACGTTTACCAGCACTGGTACGATAGCTATCAGTGGCTCTATGTCGTTGCTGGCGGGGACTGTGTGGGACGCCACAGGCAACCTTACGTTTAACGCTACAACCACAGGTAAGACAGTCACAACAAATGGCGTGATTATGTCAGGGAATATAACATTCAACGGCGTTGGCGGTTCATGGACGCTCGGTAGCGCACTAACAACGACAGCATCACGCTCACTCACGCTAACCAGAGGAACGCTTAACCTAAGCACATTCACGCTGACAATAGGTGCGTTCAGTTCTAGCAACGCTAACACTCGCACTATTGCTTTTGGCACTGGAAACATTACGCTCTTGTCTAACGGTTCGCTTTGGACAACATCTACAACTGCGGGGCTATCAACCACAGGCACTCAAGTAGTCAATGTGTCGTACACTGGCGCAAGCGCAGTAACGATAACGTCTGGTTCGCTAAACGAAGCTAACAGCATCAGCTTTAATTACACGGCTGGCACGTACTCGCTGACGCTCTCATCAGGGACACAGCGCAACCTTAACTTCACAGGCTTTGCAGGAACAGTCAGTAACGCCGCGCAGTTCATTTACGGCAACCTCACACTGGCGGCAGCGGCTACCTACACGGGTGGCCTATCCTCTTGGACTTTTGCGGCTACATCCACTGGCAAGACAATCACTACTAATGGCAAGACAATGGACTTTCCCATTACGTTTGACGGCGTTGGAGGTTCATGGATACTGCAAGATGCGCTGACAATGGGGTCAACGCGAAGGCTATCACAGACTAACGGGACGCTTGACCTTAACGGTAAGACGCTGACTGTTGGCTCAGATTACAGAACCGCTACTGGAACCAAAAATCTGACGTTTAATGGCGGTACTTTGGTCTGCCCCGCGGCTTCGGCTATAGCATTCAACAACCTGCAACCCACTAATTTTACGACAACCGCTGGAACGGGCACTGGCACAATCTCTATGACAGCGGCGACAGCCAAAACCTTTGTCGGCGGCGGGTCTACGTTCAACTGCACTATCAATCAGGGTGGCGCTGGTGCGCTGACGATCACGGGCGCTAACACGTTTAACAACATCACGAACACCGTGCAGCCAGCGTCGGTGCTTTTCACCGCCGGGACTACTACGACATTTAACAACTTTAACCTGAGCGGCACGGCTGGGAACCTCATCACGATTGCCAGCGCCACGGCGGCTACGCACACGCTGTCAAAGGCAAGCGGCACTGTTTCTGTAGACTATCTCTCAATCACTAACTCCATCGCAACAGGCGGCGCGGCTTGGTACGCGGGCGCGAATAGTACAAACGTCAGCGGAAACACGGGCTGGATATTCACAGCACCTCCGGGCGGTTTGCAAACGCTTTTGCCAAGCCTGTACACTAATACCAACACTTTTTACTTAACAACAATCACACAGACAGGCCCCCCGCAGACGCTGACGCCTGATCGCTACGACAACACGAATGTCTTCTACGATGCCACGGTATCGTCAAGCAACACGCTTACGCCCGACCGCTACGACAACACAAATGTCTTTTACGCAGCTACGATATCGGCAAGCAACGAGCTTATCCCCGACCGGTATGACAACACAAACATCTTCTATGCGGCTACGGTTATACAGCCGGGCGGCACACAGACGTTAATACCCGCGCGATACGACAACGTAAACACACTGTTTTCACCAACTGTATCGGCGGTATTGCCTCCTGATGAAAATTTTGTTATGGATGTCAAGTTACGCTCATTTACTGAGCGGAGGAGATTTTAATGGCTATCAACTTAAAAGCAATTACTAGCTGTCTGGGCTACCAGCAAATTACTTCGCTTAGTTCCGCGCAATATCTAACAGTGCCTTCAGTTGACCCCAACACAGGGTTAAATTTAATGCCCACGATTGCCATTATCACCGCTGAAACAACTGGTGTTCGCTGGCGCGATGATGGTGTAGCCCCGACCGCGTCAATAGGTATGCCTTTGGCAGCGGGCGTTACTTTGCAGTACGACGGCGACTTGAGAAAAATTCGGTTCATTGAGCAGACCCCATCTGCCAAAATCAACATTACATATTACTCGTAAGGATCGCAGGCATGAACATCTCTGGCGACACCCCCGGCGTTAACTACGTCGATTACTTTACCCAGCAGCTACCCAAAGATTTGGCCGCTATGGCTGCTTTGCGCGATGAACTGGCTGTACGCCAAGGCGCGCTGTCAGCCGCAGAGTCGGCAATTGCTGACCGCGATGCAGCAGCAGCCGAATTGGCCGCGGCCAAAGAAGAAGCCGCAGCAATAAAAGCTGACGCAACTAAAATAAACGCAAAATCCAAAGAGCGTGAATCCGCTGTAGCAGCTAGCGAAACTGCTGTTAACGCGCGCGAAGCTGCGTCGGCAAAAACAATTGCTAGCGCCGAAGCTGAATTGGCCGTGCGGTTAAACGCGTGCAACACTCTTGAAGCTGGGCAAACAAAGCTGGCTGCCGAATTGGCAGATCGCAGCGCCAAGATAGCCAGCGATAGCGCGGCTCTTGAAGCCCGCATTAAAGCATTTCAGGAAAAGGTTGCTAACCTTTCTGCCTGATAGACTACCGTACTGGTGCGGCACATCAGGAACTCCATAGGAGTTACACATGGACGAAATAGTCCCCAACGTAGCGGATGCCTCCGCGCCAGAACTCGAAGCCACGGCAGCAATTGAGCCTGTAGAAAATACGACGCCGGAAACGCCTGCTGAA